TCAGTCGAAGGTGGGTCTTCACTATTACAGTCGATTATGGTATTAGACAAAGATCACCAAGGAGGTCAAATAGATTTGGTTTTTTGTAATGCTCCAGCAGCAACTGCTAATCTTGGAGCTCTTGATGGTGCAGTTGATTTAACAGATGATGAAGCAGATGCTTTATTAGGATTTGAGGTTATAGGAACATATATGGATGGAATAGCATGGGAATTATCAAATAAAAAAAATATTGGATTAGTTTTACAAGCTGCTGAAGACAGTACAAGTATTTATGTTGGTGGAGTTATACGAGAAGCTAGCAAAACCTATTCTGCTCCTGGTCTAACATTGAAATTTGGCATTATTAAAGACTAATGTTTCAAGCACGATCATCGTCGAAAAGAAGTAATATAGGTACACTTACCGATAGATGTATTGTTTTAGATGGTGTTGATGATTATATTCAATTAAAAGATGCATTTAATCATGAAGATCATTCAGTAGTAATGTGGGTTAAATTTAATGGAACTAGCGGTGATCAAGTTCTTTTTGACAATAGAGATGGAAATGATGATGGCATGTGTATTAAAATTAACAGTGATGAAAAAGTAGTATATCAATTAAATGATCAAGATGTTACATCTAGTGGTAATGCCGCTTATGTATCTAGTGGAGTTCTTCAAACTGGAGTATGGCATCACATTATATGTTCATTTTCAGGAGCATTCATGTATATATGGTGCAATGCTTCAGTAATTGGAATGCTGTCTACAGGTACCGATGCAGATATATCTGTTGATTCAACTTCTTATGCTACTTTAGGTAAAAATAGACTTGCAGATAATAGTTATTTTAACGGTTCTATTTCAGAGATAGCAGTATATAATGTTGGTGTACCACCTGGTGTTGTTCAAGATTTATATAATAGTAGAGACCCAGTTAATCATAATGAACTTACAATATCTGATCGTTTACAAGGATGGTATACATTTGGAAATTCTGATGGAGATGATGCAGGAACTAGTAATGTACGTGGATTAATAAAAGATAATACTTGGGAATATCGTATTAATGGACCTGAGTTATATACATTATCTAATGCTGCTGCAATAGGATCTCAAGCAAATGCTACAACAGGTTGGGTGATTAGCAGTGGTCATACTGTTATAACAACCGATTCTGCGTCTAAAATTTCATATGGGACTCGTGCGTTAAAAATAATATTTGGAGTCGGTGGCAGTGGAACTTGCAGTACTGCTTTTCCTGCAACTGTAGGTAAAATTTACAGAATACAATATTTAAACAGGGCAGCATCTTGGAATGATTATGGAGATTCTATTAGTGATGTTCATTTACAAGTAGGAAATGCAGCAGGTAATGGGGGATCTTTTAATGAAGGATTATTTACCGATATTGATAGTGGTAAATTTTATACAATGGCTCAACTTGAATCATCTACTATATTGCCTATTGTATTTTATTGTAGAATAGTAGCAGTCGATGGATCTGGGGATGCTCATTTTACAATTAATCATGTTGGATCTAATGGCTCTGGAACATTCTGGATAGGAGGATTTAGTGTTACCGAAATGACAGGCCGATCAGGAGAAATAATAAATCGTACTACTAGTGGATTTGCAGTTGATCCACCAGATTCACCTAATTAAGGAATACTATGTTTGAAGATGTAAAATATGCAATAATGAATGTATCAGATTTAACAGAAGATATAATAGCATGTTGTCATGAAAACTCAATAGACACATTGCGTAAAAATAAAGATGGGTCTAAAGCATTAATAAAATGGAGTGGAAATTTTCCAACATATGAAGATACTCCTAAAACTATAACTGTAGATGGTCAAAATTACGAAATAGAAGCTGTAAGCAACCCTTTAGAGGGTGTTACGCAATACACATATAATGAAATATTGGAGGTATTAAAAGATGATGATTGGAATTAGAATGGAGGTTTATTATGGCTAGAACACTTGCTCATAAATATACAGCAACTGAAAAAGTCAATAGAATGGAAGTAGATTTAATAGATATTGAAGCTACATTAACTGCTGATGGGACTGATGCTGCTTTAATGTTTGATACTACTGAAATACCTTATGCTGTTGCTAGTAAAGGTGGAGCATGTATGATACATTCTGTAGTAGCAGTGTTAGGTGATCATGCTACTGATGGAAGTGGAGATGCTGCTAATTTAACAGAAGGATTTAGAATTGTGTTTACATCTGATTCAACTGCTATAGGCTCTACAGGTGATTTAATTGGAGCTGATGAATCTACAAGAGCGGTATTAAATGGTGTTTGTGGTTTTATAGATTTGGGAAATGTTATAGATCATGGAAAATTAGCAGTAACATCTGTAAGTAATGTTGGTATAATAGGAAAAGCAAAAGCTAATTCAAGTAGTTTATATTGCTATGGTATTACACAATCTTCTAATGATTATAATAGTGCAAAGATAACTTTAAGAATTGGAGTTGTAAAAAACTAATGTTTCCTCATCAATATATTACTGGTATTTCTACTCCTAAAATTACGTATGAACAAGGTGATGATACTTTATATATGTCTGCTCATATGAATGGCATAAATGAATTTATAGATGTATATAACCCCGAGTTGGTTAAAATAGACAATGATGAAGGCTTTATGGTTGATGGTTATGATGTATCAGACGGTTGGTGGCAACATAATCATCCTAGTCTAGATACAGCATTTCATTGGCGATACTTTTGGTATAAACCCACAGCATTAAGCAATGCAAATGAGGATGATAAAGTTATATTTCATAATGGATTAAGTGGAAATGATGCTTTTAAAATATATATAGCAGATGGTGAGACTGATCTAAAAATTTTCCTGGGTGCTGGTGGTGCAACTAATAAAGAATGGGTTGTTACTGGAGCTGGTGAACTCAATGTTTGGCATTATATAGCATTGTGGGTACAGCCAATGACTACTTCTTATCCTGGGGAAGTATCTATGTCTATTTATCATCATAGGGATAGAGTGCATGGTCCCTTCACTAATGCTGATGGAACAAGTTCATTTGTCACTGATCATTATACTGCTAATAACACTGATGATCATATTACGATTGGGGCTTATAGAGTAGGTGTAAATGGAACACCAGGGAATTTTTTTGTAGGAGAAATTTCTGATTGTGTATGTGTAGCAAGACAATATTATATGAGATCTAATGCGGATAAAGGACAATCATATGATTGGTCTACTGCAAGTAATGGACATTATTCAGATACAAGTGCAGGAGGGTCAGCGAGATTAATTTTATGTCTTCAAATGGGAGATTTTACAGCAGGAGGAAGTAGGCGTCATGGAGCTCAAGATGGAGATGATAATTTAGTATTATTTGATGCATCTAAAAGAAAACATGATGATAGGACTGATAGAGCTGGTGGTAAGTTAGTCTTTGGTAATCACACATCAGGTGATTGGACTTTAAGTAATGGAACATGGGCTGTTTCTAGTTCAATATTACAAAGAACTGGTGGAACATCAACAAGTTCAGCTACTGCTCAATTTGATGGATTTACACCTGTAGTAGGTAGGTTATATAAAGTAGAATGGTCTTATACGGTAAGTACAGCATGTGGGGATGTAGCAGATACACTTACTTTTGCTGGTACGACTCTTTCATCTAGTACTACTGTAGCAATACATAAAGGAATTAAGTGGGTTAAAGCTTCTAATACAAATAAATTAGTATTAACAGCAGCATCAGACTCAGATAGTAGAACTACAATGAATTTAGGAACTATATATATATGGGAATATGATAGGTATGGTATAATGGTTAATATGACTAAAACAAGTAATCTTAAAAAAACAGGACCAAGAACTTTTAAATAAAAGGGGAATAAATGGGAAAGCAATTGACTTTAGATGAAAGAATATCTAATATTAAAAAGCAACAAAAGGATATTCAAACTCTTTTTACAAAACTTCAAGGAGCATTAGAAGTTCTTGAAGAAATGAAAGAGGAAGAAAATGAAAAAACAGATTAAAGAAATCATTGAGTGGAGTCTAAAAGAAATGGATCTCTATTCAGAAGATGCAGTAGACCTGGTTTACAAAACAGGAAATGCCGAAACAGGATACAGGCATTTAAAACAGATGGGAGGCGGTCCAGCAATTGGGTTCTGGCAAGTAGAACCTGCAACGCTTATTGACATAATAGATAATTACGTGAAATATCGTCCTAAGCTCGAAAAACGCCTCAAATCGCTAGGTTATGATAAAAGGGATATGGAAGTAAGGGTTATGAGTAATATCGCCTTACAAGCAGCATTTTGTCGCTTAAAGTACAGAAGAGATAAATATCCACTGCCAAAAGCTGGTGATTTAAAAGCCCAAGCTGAATGTTGGAAAAGAGTATATAATACTCATCTTGGGAAAGGAACTGTTAAACATTTTATGGAGGCAAACGATGAATAGTATTGTAAAGACTGCAATAGTAACACCAGATAAGCATTTTCCAATACATGATAAAAAAGCTATTAGTGTAGTATGTCAAGCAATCGAGATTGTTAAACCTACTACTTATATAGACTTAGGAGATACTGGAGAATGGGAGTATTTTAGTACACACTATTGGAAAGGTAGAAATGCTAAACCGATGGAAGATTTAATACCATTATTAGATAAGGATGTAAATGCAGTTAATAAAGGTATGGACATAATTGATAAATCTTTAGATAAAGTTAAATGTAAAGAAAGGCATTTTGTTCAAGGAAATCATGAGGTTTGGTTAGATAAATTTGTTACTAGGTATCCTTATTTAGATCATTATATGACTTATAATGCTTTAAAATTAAAAGAAAGAGGATATGATTATCACCCATATAATAAAAAGGATAATTTAAAAATAGGTAAATTAAACTTTACGCATGGGAAATTTGTATCAAAATATCACTCATTCAAACATTTAGATGTGTATGGTGAAAGTATTATGTATGGACATACACATGATTTACAAAGGCATACTAAAACTAATAGAGGTGGTACAATTAGTGCTTGGAGTTTAGGATGTCTGAAGGATATAGAAGCTGATGAAGATTGGCTTGGTGGTAGATTAACTAATTGGAATCACGCATTTGCTATTGTTAATTTTTTTAAAAATGGTAACTTTAATGTTGAAGTGGTAGAAATTATTAACGGGAAAACAACTTTATGGGGGAATCTCATAAAGGGATAATTATGGAGAAACATGGAACAAGAAGTTATAGAGAATTTAATTGGTCAGTATGGCTGGATGGCTATTATAGGCTTCTTTTTCCTAATAGGACGTAATACAATAGAGTCTGCAATAGAGGCTATTAAAGTATTTGCAGGAGATGATTTAAATACAGATGATGTAATTATTTTTGATAGTAGACCTGCAAGAGTAGTAAGAGTAGGACTGTGGAAAACTATCTTATTTGTTTACGAAGTAGGATGTGCTAATGGTAAAGCATATGTTAAAGGAGGAAATAAGGTGGCAATACAAAATGATAAACTAAAAGACCATTTAATAGAAAAGCCATTACCAATGCTAGATCTTAAAAAATGGGATGATTGTGAGGATGATAAATGAATGACACGTTAAAAGTTTTAGGTCAATATCCCGAATTAGGTATTACTAGTAGTGTAGGTTCTGGAATAATACATTGGCTTGGAATATTAAACCCTATATTAAGTTTTATATCACTTATTATAGGTATTAGTATAGGATTAATGACAATATATATGAAAATAAAAGGAGGTAAATAATGGCTGATTTAATAGTAACTCATACAGAAAGTTTAACTTTAAATGGGACTCAGCAAGGTGGAACAAATTCAGTAACTATAGGATCTATAGCAAATGTATTTAAGCGTATTATAACAGTTGCTGCAAGTAACGATACCACTTTAGTTTCTTTTCATTCTGACCAACATGATGATGATGGAACTATTGATGTAAATGATGTTAAATACTTAAGAGTAACTAATCTTGCGACAGATGCGGCTCATATTTGTAATTTAAATTTACAAATAGAAGCTGGTGAAGATGATAGTGCTGCAGATGAATCTTCAACTATATTATTAGGAGCAGGACATAGTTTTGTTATGGGAGCTACAGCTGATGCTTTATCAGTAGATGATGATGCAGCTACTCCAGATGTAACTTTACATCATTTAGAAAGTATAATTGCAGATACTGTGTCTACTGCTGTTCAGTTAGAAGTATTTATAGCAACTGTTTAATTAATAAAAGGAGAATATTATGCCTAAAGTTGGTGGAAAAAGTTTTGGCTATTCAAAAAAAGGTAAAGCCGCAGCTAAAGCTTATGCTAAAAGAACTGGTAAGAGAATAATCAAAGGTAAGAAAACTACGCGAAGGAAGAAAGTATATTAATGACTTCTCAGTTTATAAGTGATATATTATGGTTCGTGTCAGGCTTTTTATTTGTGTTCTTACTGGGAATAAGATTAATTTATAAGGATTTGGAGGAATAAATGATACAAGGAATAGTAGCAAAGAAAATTATTGATTCAATTGTCAAGAAAGTAATGGATAATAGAGAACTTAAAAAAATTAAAAGTCTTGAAAAAAGAGTAAAGAATTTAGAAAAAGATTCACATCCTCCTCAAGAATATGTGTGTTGCAAGGATTGTGGATGTAAAATATCGAAAATCCAAAATAAAAAAAGGAGAAAATAACATGATTGAATTATTAACATCAAATTGGGAATATATACTATTAGCTTTATATGTTCTTGAAAAAGGCGTAAAATTAAGTCCTTCTAAAAAAGATGATGTAATTTTTGATATGGTTATAAAGCCTATTATTGACAAGATCAAAAAATAATGCCTAAAGAATCATTAAATATTAATGATTTTTCTGGCGGTTTAAATAAGATCGTAGACAAAAGAGACCTTCAGGAAAATGAAATACCTAGAATGAACAATTTTATTGCTCATGATCCAGGTTCATTAAAAGTTGGAGGTTTCTTTACGTCTAGTTCAACTTACAATACAGGTTTTGGATTTAGTTTTAATGATAATCCAAATACTAATCAAATAACTGCTATAAAGCCTAATCAACCTTTTATCAAATTTGGGCGAGGAACAGCTACTATTAGTGGTAATTTCGTGACTTTAACATTGGGTGATACTAGTTTATCATTTCCAAGTGCTGTTTTCCCATTTAGAGCAGGGCAGCAAATTACATTGTATAATATTTATAATGCTACTAATGATGCTGCTGATGGTCATAATTTAGCTCAATATTTAGAAGGTAATACATACACAATTAGCGATATAAATCCAGGGATTATCAAATTCTATATAGAGAAAAATCCATCTGGGAATAATTGGACATGGTCAGGAACTCCAACTTGGAGATTTGTCATTGGGGCTAAGCTAGGTAGTACTAGTGCAGGATTAACACGAGATAGCATTATCCCTACTACAGGTATCCATAATTATGTTTTAACACATAATGGACATGGTATATTTGGATATTATGATCTTAATAATCAAGCATTTGTTGGTGGGTTATCAAAAACTCTTGATCTTGATAATAAGGATCAAAGTTATTTTGATACAAGATATTTATGGAGATTGGATAATAGAAATAAACATTTAAATGGAGCTGAAACTAGTTTGAATGCTACTGATGGTCTAATATCTACTGGTGAAGTTTTTTATATGGATGGAGTTGCTAGAGTACAAGAAGATCCACCTACAGTATTTGAAAGAGGTGTTCATAGAAGACCAATGGGATTATATTATATAGAAGGTCATAGAAAATTTGGAACTAATGGCCCATATTATCACTCAGGATGGTATCCTGAATTACAACATTGTTTATCTCCTATACAAACAGGATTTGAACAAGAGACTGTTGATAGCAATAGTACAACTGCACAAGATGTCTTTCAAGATGCTGGAGGAGAATTACATAATACTGCATTAGTTGAAAGTGATGCAAACGATAAGCCATCTAATGCTCATAAAGTATTTGTATCTGTTTCTAAAAGTAATAGTCCTGGAGATTGGCAATTTGCTAGTGGGCAAAAACATGCAAGTTTAAGAATTGGTATTTCATTTATTTATGATGAAATAACTCATAAAGATGTAGGAACTTTTGCTCAGGAAAGCTCTATTGCTTATGTTACAACTAGTGGCGCGACTAAATACCCTACTACTGGAACTGCAGGTACAGATTTAGTTGCTATATCTTCTGGAGCTAATGATAAAGCATTAGATTTAAAAATATCAGTAAATTATGGAGAAATGCAGGAAAGTGAATTGACTACACAGTTTAGTAATTCACAAAAAGAAGCTATACCTGAAAATAGAGGATCTAACTTAAATAGCGGATATAATAACAACAGGGCTTGGAATCCTAGAATTGTAGGAGTTAATGTATATTTAGCAGGTGATTATGAAGAAACTTTTGAATCGCCATATTGGTTAGCTACTTTTAGTTTTAGTGATAATGAAACTGGTGGTCATTTTGGTCATGATGGAAGTTTTGGACAAGGATGGACTGAAGCAGAGGATCAAACGTGGGCTGTAGCTACAATTAATAATATAGCTGCTGTTCCTGTAATGGACTATAGAACTAAAAATGGATATAATCATAATGAACCTATAAATATGTGGTATAAAACTTCTGCAATTGTAAATAGAAAATTATATGCAGGAAATATTAGTTATTTCAAACATGCTGATCCTCATTACCTAGATACAGTAGTATCTTCTAATAATACTACTTTTAAAGATTATCCTATTACAAATGAACCTGATAAAATTATTACCTCACCTGATGCAAATAAATTTGATGTTTTACCTCTAAGTTCAAGTTTACAAATAGCAAAAAATGATGGACAGGATATAGTTAAATTATTAAACTTTAATAACGAATTACTTGTATTTAAAACAAACGATTTAGTAGTTATTGATTGCTCTGGGGAAGATGAGATAATTAAAGATACATTTACAGGTAAAGGAGTTTCTACTCAAGGTGCAATTGTTGAATCTGGTTCAGCAATATATTTTATAAATAGAAGTGGCTTATATTCATATGATGGACAAACTATTACGGATTTATCAATTAGCAAATTTAAATCGTCTGATTGGGAAAAATATGTTTATAGTTATAATACTAGATTGTTATATGATCCTCAATATAATTTAATTTTAATTGGAACTTCTTATAATGAAGCATACAACAATACAGGCAATAAAGCATTTAATGAATATACTGAAACATCTTCTCAAGTTTATATATATAATATTAATAATCAATCTTTTATGTATAAAGATAATATCCAAGGTGTGCATACTTCAGGTAATGGATTTTTAAGTAATGGATTAAATATTAATAGTACTTTATATGCAGGTATATCATATAATGATATATACTATGGAGATTCTGCTATTATAGATGAAACTACTTTTGTAGCAGGACAAGCAGCGAAATATACTGCATTTTATTATACAGTGGACACTGGAGATGGTGATGCTGGAACTCAAATGAATTATAGTGGTGCGGGAACTGAAACAGGTTATCTAAGAGACAATATGGGTTATATTAAAGTATATCAACAAGGATCCTCTAAGTGGGTATTATTAAATAAAAATGGAGCTTTATTGCCCTCTGAAGATCAAGTTGATGTTTCAGAGTATGGATCAGCTGGTAGTCCTGGCGCGGCAATGAATTATAATGCAGTATTAGACCATATTACTGAAAATTGTAATGCAGATCCAAATTCAGATTATGTAGTAGAAGCATTTAGAAGTATGTTTGATTTTTCACTAAGTGAAAATGATCATGACTGGAATGGCATGATAAGAGTGGCAGCAAGAAAAAAAGGAGCTTATTATAATATTGTGCCTCAAGATATTGATAGTACAATTGATGCAATATATGCTAACTCAAATGATGGTAGTTGGCCCACATATGGTAGTCCTGTTGATTCAGGTAAAATGGGATTAGTGTTTTCTTCTTCTGCAACTGAACATGCTTCTGCAGGAAGTATTAATGGTGTTCAAGGTAATATAAGTAAAATTAAAGATAGCAATGTATCAAGTTTTTATACTGCTGGGTCTGATGCTAGTGGTGGTGTTTATAAGATTACTCCTAATAGATCTTCCCAAAGAGAGAAAAATGTCGACTATACATTTACATTATCATATGAACAAAATAATGAAATACATAATATGCAATTTATATATACTACTGGAGTAAATTATTGGGCAGGCGATAATAACACATCGTATACTTATTTAGATGATTGTGATAGTAGTACTAGTGACAACAATACTAACGATGCTGTAGTATCAAATTTTGCTCAAGCATTAACAGATCAAAAGATTTTAGGTAGTGATGGATTTAATACTAATGTAAGTTTAATAAATTATGCTGATATAACAACAGGTGGAAGTTCTGGTTCTAAATATATTCAAATTACTTTACGTACAGGAGATGATATAGTGTTAGAAAAAGATTCGTTTTCTGCATCTTTCTCGGTCAGAACATCTACATTACATGGTGATTTAATGATATGGAATAATGAAGCACGTGTTGATACTAATAATGATTTTGTCAATGTTGGTATGAATGGAAATGTTTCACTAGAAACTAAAGATATTGATTTCGGTCAACCAAATATTAGAAAAAAAGTTTATAAAGCTTATATTACTTATACAGGAGGAAACGATAAAATAAAATGTTATTATCAAGCAAATCAATCGGGATCATGGACTGCAGCAGAAGTATTAGACGCAAATGGAAATGCATCATCTGTTGACAATTGCTTACCTTCATCAACAACACAAACTAGAGCCGAATTAAAATTTGGTACAGGTGGAAATAATGTATATTCATTTGCATTATATTTTGAATCTACATCTAAGATTACTTCAGAATTTGAAATTAATGATATTAGTCTTATTTATAGAATGAAAACTCCAAAATAATGGCTAGAAATCCACATAATCTAATTAGGAAAAAACCTAAAATAGGACTTCCAAGTCCAAGTGAAGGATTAGATGGAGATATATCGTTTAATATTAGTTCAACGGGTATTGGATTATATGGTAAAATAAATAGTAGGTGGTATAAATTTGGACATGCACATGATGTGTCTAGTCGTGGCAAAGTAAATAAAAAAAGAAGCCTATTAAAAGAAAATTTAGCTGTAAATGAATTAGACGTTGATAGAACTGTAAATATAGGTAAAACAGCTATAACTACCAATACTAATAGAGTTTTTTCTACATCTAGTTCTGATACTGACTATCTTTATATTTCATCAAGAGTATTTGATGTTATATCAAGTTCTGATACCAGTAAAATATATATTGGAGATATTGATTTGCAACCTACTTGGGGAACAACTGGCGCTACAATATCTGTAGCTAGTGCTGATAATTCATCATCTTTGCATTTAAAAATATTAGGAGCTGGAAGTACTGCTGGATCTCATGCTGGTTCGAATTTATATTTAGCTCCAGGAGGTTCAGCAGGAGGAAATAATGGCTCTCTATATTTAGGTCATAATGGTACGAGTGTTGTAAGTCCTTATACTACAAATATATATGGGAGTACCATTACATTAGATTGTTCAGGAGATATTGAATTAAATGCTGATGGTGGTGATATAACTTTTAAAGATGATTCAGCAAGTTTAGCTTCTTTAAGTAGCAGTGGATTAACAATTAATAATATATCAGCAATAGGAAGTGATACAGATAAATTCTTAATGTCAGATAGTGGTGTTGTTAAATATGTTACAGGTGCTAACTTAAGAAGTTATATTGGAGCAGGGACTAGTAGCGTGACCTTATCTGGATCTACAGATAATACTATTGCTACAGTAACAGGTGCAAATGCACTAGCTGGAGAAGCAAATCTAACTTTTGATGGAACTGATTTATCTATTGCTTCCACAGGAAAAGTAATATTTGGTGGTGGAGATAGCTATATACTTGAATCATCTGCTGATGTTTTAGATTTATATGCTGGGGGATCTTTAATGTTGCGATTAACAGAAGAGACTGGCGTTGGTAATAAAATTGATTGCACTACTAATCCTGTTGGATTTACTCAATTTGAACCTACTTATAATGTGACTAATACTATAGTTTCTTTTCATACATATGGTAATAAAGGATTTGTAACTTTTGGTAGTGGTAATATTACAAATATGAAATTATACTTTCCTAGTATGTCTGGTAATTTTGTATTATTAGTAAAACAAGACGGAAGTGGAAGCAGAACAGTAACTAATTGGTTAGCTTATGATAATGGAGGTTCTGCAGCAGCAGGAAGTTCTACTGTCAAATTTCCTGGTGGTAGTAATCCAACGCTTACAACAGCTGCGAATCATGTTGATATAATTAGTATTTACTGGGATGCAGATAATGAAATAGCTTATGGTGTAGCAAGTCTAGATTTCCAAGACTAATGAATAAGGCAATTAATAGAACAACAGTACAAGTAGAGAATAATAAGTATAAAGTATATCCAAAAGCAGCGCCATTATTTTATAAAAAATCAGATGGCTCTTATGGGGATATAGACCATACATTTAATGACACCACATCATCAATAGGCGATATATCTTTAATGGATAAAGGTGTTGTTAGTGTAGGCAAAAGAAAAGGTAACAATCCACACAAAGTAGTTGGTATAAGACCTGATAATAATCAACACTTAGGAACACAGCAATTAGAGTTTAGTTTAGTTAATGTAGAACTTGATGGGGAATCTCAAGATTTTAATGTGGAAAATGATTTAGAAATAATGTTAAGAGCATCTAAAGTATATCAATTAGTTAAAATAAATAAAGATTTTAATAACTTTAAAATTGAATTTGATATACATTCTAAAGGACTAGAGTTGCAAAATACAAAATATACTGAAGCCACTACCATTAGAGATTATGGCTTTAATTTGACTGATTTAGGCGAAAATACAGGAAATAGCATCATAGGTAACCATACAAATTATAACGCCTTAAATAAAGACATTCCTTTTATAGATTGTTTAGTTGGAAAAATAACTGATGATTATATTACAGTTGGAGAGTATACAAACGAAGAAGAATTCGGAGATTCTGATTTAAGTTCTTATATATTAAACGATAATTTTTATCCTAATGGTAGTTCGGTTTACTATAAGGATTCTATTGTGCTGTATTGCAAATCATATAATATTGAAAACATTGAAGATGTTTTTGTGTCAAAAATGTGTAAAGAGTATGGTTTAGAAACTATATGGGAAGATAATAAAAATGGTAAATATTTTACTAAAAATGATAAGAAGGTAGCAGGTTACTATTCTGTTGGTAATGATTTCTTTATGTTTATCAATACTAAAGATATTGAAAGCGATATTAAAGATTTATTCAAAAGAAAAACATTTGAAAGTACATCTTATTTAGACATTACATTAGATAGCTTTAAAAATACTTTAAACAACTTATTTGATGTTAATTTAAATATACAATTAGATGAAGAATATTACGAGCCTATTGATAATAAATTTATTTTTAATATAAGTAAAGAAACTATGCATATAGGATTGCCTATATTGTTTGATAAGGATTATAATGGGATAAATGTTAACACTACGCATAGTTTAAAAGATAATGAAGATGGTAGTTATAGGTATACTAAATATTTTTCTACAGAAGGTTATCTATCTAATTTCCAAAATATAAAATATATAGATGCTACTTTATATGTTAGTGATAGTAATGATAATGCTCCATTTTACAGAATTCCAGTTTCGGGAGGGTTATCAGTTCCTGCAAAGTCATCATTAAATCTTTCTATCACAAGAAATGCTTCAACAGGAACATCAATTTGGTCAGGTACAAGTGTAGGTAATGGTATGCCTGTTTGTGGAGATTCAGGCGATAAGAGTACAGGGCAAAGCACTACTTATTCTTGGGTAGCTTGTAGGCAACTTCATTATATATTTGACTCGTCAGGAGTTTCAGGAACAGTTTCAGATTTAGATTGGGTATATCCAAAAGCAGCTTATGCAACCGTAGGTGGTTCTCATAATGATATAAGTGTTATAGTATTAAAATCAAATACAGAGGGTTCAAACCAAACAAGTAATTTTAATGATTTTGTAGGACATACTTCAAGTTGGGATTCAGATGATGTAACTGAATACTCAGCAGAGTATGTTGTAGATGGATATGAAGAAACAGACAATTCTTCGTATAGTAATTTAGCTAGTTATGCGACAGAAACAATTCCCCTAAATTCAGGTGCTAAATCTGATATATCAAGTGATAGTACATTTAAAATTGCACTAATAGACTATGACCAATATTATAGCAATAGTGTAGATACAAGTTATGGGGCTGTTGCAGATGGTCGTAGAATGTTATATGGAGGACATGTTGATGCTTCTACTACTGCTTATAGACCTTATTTAGAATATACAACAGATGCAGAGGAAGCTGTTACTTATAATGCAAATTTCTTTGGTGCAAATTTTTAATCTCAAAAATTAAGTAATAATAGTTGTTTTTATAAAGATGTGTTTTTATATTACTAAGAGAAAAGGAGGATAAATATTGTCTTTTGAAATTAACATACTGTCAGAGCTATTATTAAGTATGCCATTTTTTATTGGATATACAAGACCATCTTATAAGGATTCAACTGCTAAAAGACAAGCTGTATTAAGAGGTCATTTATATCAAGAACAGCTTAAAGAACAACGTGAATGGGAAAAATATCAAGAGCAAGCACGGGCCGAGGAAGAGAAAGGTCTGTTTGCATCTTTTGCTGGAGCATTAGTGGGTTCTGTTGTTGGATTTTTTACTGGAGGTCCTGGAGGCGCTAAAATAGGATGGAATGCAGGTAAAGGAATAGGGACTATTATGAGAAAAAATGACCCTGAATACTTTGATGCTCCAGAGTGGTTATCTGAAAATAAAACATTAAAAGGTGGAAAATTTAATCGTGGCTTAGATAGAGCTAACTGGAGAAAAGCTATTAATGAATCTGAAGATATGGAAGATATGGCACAATTAGGAACATTAATGAATTTCGGAAAAGCAGCTTTTGTAGGATTTACAACTGATTGGTCTAAATTCGATAAAAATGCATGGAAGGAATTAACCTTTAGTGAAAAATGGAATGAATTAATGGAGTCTTTCAAAAGTGAGAAAATAGAAGATTTTAAAAAAGCTAGAGAGAATGCTCGTGCACAAAGAATGGAAAATAGAGTAAAAAAATTAAGAGAAATGGCAAGTGCAGAAACATTAGATACACTTGATGATGCTACAAGATTAGCAGATATAGCTGCTGTAGATGAATCATTGGGATGGCCTGATATAACAGGAGGTGGAACATCTCCGCAAGATTTAAGTAGTATCGAGATCGAGAAAAAAGTTGATGCAGAAGTTAAAAAAATTACAGAGGCAGTTCGTGAAGACCCTTCAATTGTTATCCCTCAATTAAATGATTATAATTATGATCCAAATACAGGTACTGCTACTAAAATAAATGTTCCAGAGCAAAAAATTACTAACCTTACTGCAAAAGGTAATAAATTAGAACCATTTAAAGATTATAAACCTTTTGATAAGGAATGGAGAAAGAAAAAAGGTAAATATGAATATAAGAAAATGTGGGAAAAAATAAAGGGTGCAGGAAAGCAAATGGGAAGTATATCTAAAGCAACTGGTCAAAAAATTGGAAGTATTTCTAAAGATGCTATAAATAAAATAAGAAGCTGGAAACCTTTTGAAGAAACACAGCCTATTAGAAGTGCAATAGGTGCGCTTAAGGAGGCAAAACCTTTTGAAAATTTAGTTGACAATTTAAGAGACTTAGATTGGCGTCCATTTGATTATGATTGGAGAGTGGAAAAAAATAAAACTTTATTTAGAGATTTTTCACCTTTTGAAGATTATAGTCCATTTTCACAATCATGGAGAAGAGAAAATGATAAATTTATATTTGAAGATTGGTGGAAAAATAGAAAAGTAAAACCTTTTCAGAAATTAGGAGCAAAAATCAGTAACTGGACTCCTGGCGAAGGTATGAAAGCAAGATTTAAAAAATACAATCGTCCTGGATATATAAATAGTTATCCTGCTTCTGGTACACAAACACCAGAAGTTGATCAAAAATTAATAGAAAGTTTAGCTGGTATTCAAGGCGAAGTTGAAGAAGCTACAACTCAACCAGGAACTGGATATAATCCAGAAGTTTATGCTGATAGAAATATTGAATTAACTGAAGATGCATTATCTGCGTTAGATAATTTGCAAGATGGTAATAATGTTTTTGAAGGCAATATTGAACCAATTTCATCTGCATCAGAATTAGGAGAGTCATTTGATATAAGTGAAAATGTAAACGCTGCAAGGGGAAAAATTGCGCAGATAGAAAAATATATCGATGAATATGGCATTGATTCAGAAAATGCTAGAAGATATGGTATTCCTGAGCAATTTCAAGATTTATTTATACAGGTGGGAGAAGGAGAAAATTACGAAAGTTTATGGGAATTTGTTATTAAGCATATAGAAAAGGGAACTTTATCAGATTTATTAGAAGGAGGTATGTAATGCCATCATCATACGAAATAGGAGAAGGATTTCACGATATACAATTGCAATTTGATGAAAACTGGGGGCATGATAATTATAATTATAATGAAGCTCAAAATTTTACATCAGCATATGATGCTATATCAGATTATTGGGGTAATATATTTGGTGAATATATTGGCACTGAAGCAGCAGCTGTGAATCCTTTAACATCTTACTTTGTTAACCCTGAGTTTTGGGGTCCTCAAGTAAATTTAGATGAAGGGGAAGTATATAGAGCTCAAGAAATGGGTAATATTTCTCAAGATTTATTAGCTGGGAGTTATTCATCTGCAGTTAGACCGCAAGCGTCAAAAAGAATTGGATCAACTGGTTTTGCATCTAGTGGTATAAATTTTGGAACACAAGATTTGTATTCTCAGTTTTTAGATGATTCAGCTGAAATAAAACAAGAATCTGATGCTGCATTAGGCGATGTTTATGAAGGATATGGAAATATGGTAGAAGGAGTTATGGGTGGATTAGTTTCTGCTGGAGGTTTTTCTGAGGACTTTGCTGGAGGAGAAGAAGGTGATCCATATGGTGATTTTGACGATAGTTATGATTGGAGTCAATATGGTTTTAGAGAAGATTTTTCAGGTGGATTAGAAGATTGTGTTCAAGCTGCGTTATCTACTGGTGTAGATACTAGTAATGCTAGGTTACCTGGTTGGGGTGATTTTGCAGGTATTCCTGATTACGCCCCTGGAACATCATATTATGGTAAATATACAGATGTGTCACCTAATGCCATGATGGATGCAGTAGATTATTGTAAAAGTATAGGAGGAGTATAGTTATGCCAAATTATGAAGTAGGTTCTGAATATTGGTACTATGATTTATATAATCAATTTTTATCTGGAGGGGATATGCAACCAGCATTCACAGGCGAAGGTCTTCCTATTGGTGCTCCAGGTCTTCCCAGTGTACACGATTGGGCATCTGCTTCTGGTGATGACCCAAATGCTCATGTTGTAGGTTATCAAGATGTTTCTGGAACTTTTGATATGCCAAATTGGGATCATGACCTTGTACCAGGTACTAATGCATGGTCATATCAATTTAATGATCCTGCATCTGGATATGCAGGTGTAAGTGCAGAAATTTTTTCAGACAATAATCAATGGACTTCTCAGGGGCAACATATGCCCATATTATTTAATTTAGATCAATGGTTAGCAGATTGGGCTCATTATATGCCTCAATTAAATACTCAAGATATATCTGATGCAAAAACAATAGGAGCTGCTGCAAGATCAAAATCTATTTATGATACTATGCAATCATGGTTAAAAGAAAGGTCTTCAATAGACAGCTATTTAACTGGCAGTAATGAAAAATTGGATGCATTGTATGAGGCTTCATTAGCATCAGGTAGATTGTCTGATTTTAAAACTTCAGCAAATTTATATGATTTAGAAACAGGGTTTTTAGCAGAAGCTTATGGCGCTGCTGGAGACATTGCTGGTATGGGAGCGTTTGACTGGGGAAATGTAAATGAATCTGATTATTTTATAACAACATCAGATCCAGGAGGTAGTTCAAGTGGTGATGAAACCTCTGCATATTGTGATAATGTATGTTTTGATATGTGTCAAGATCCTGATAATATGGATGATTGTAATGAATGTTTTAATTATTGCTTAAGTAGTGGTGATGCAGGAACATTTGGATAAATTTTAAATAGGAGAAATATATGAGTGTAAAAAATCAATTAGCGTTACAAGCTTTACAATCTTTTGAAAATTTAATACGAGATAGTTTAGTTACTAGAGCGACAGAAGAATCGCGAAATGAGTTAGGATTAGCTAATTTTTTATTTCAAAATGAATATGCATTACAACAGAAAAATATTGAGAGGTTAAATGAATTAGGTATTGCATTACCAGCAGAGGTTCGAACTGATAATTTTAAAACCTTTGCAGATAATGCAGGTAATAAAAATACAATGACTGCATTAGGGGAATTATATGCTGAAGCTGAATTAAATAATCAAGCATTAAATGAAAGTATAAATAAATACAGTCAAGGAGTTCAATTAGCTCAAAGATTAAAAAATCAAGGAGTTGCTAAGGGTTCTGCTACTCCATTAGATGTGGATTATTATCAATTTGATGAAGCAGAGATTAAAGGCTTAGAAGAAAAACATCCAGAATTATTAAATGATGCATATAGAAAGGGTTTTGAAGCTGGAAATACATCTTTAGAGGATGCTTTAACTAATATTGCCAAAACTCAACAAATATATGCTACTAATCAAGCTATATTCCAAAGAGATTATGAATTTGCTACTACTAATCAAAAGCAATTATCTTATGAAACTGGATTAGATATTATGGTTAATAGTAGTGCTATGCTTGGGCAACCTTTACAAGCATTAAGGGGTGTTTTTGCAGCTCAAGATGCAGATCAACTAGAGCAAGGCAATGCAATGTTTACAGAAATAACTAATGCAATCAGAGAAAATGATAGTATTATTAATATTCAAGACGAATTAATTTCTGCATTAACAGCATATGCTAGTGCTGATGGAGATCCAAGTGAATTTACTCGAATGGCAGCTGAAGCATATCGCTTAGCAAACTATCAAGCTGTTCAAGAAAATGCTTATATGAGAGCTAATAACGTTACTAGAGAAATTGCTAAATCAGAATTAATTAATATTAATGATGAATATGCGCGAAATATAACACTCTTAAATGAATATGGTAAAGCAGGTATTGTTGGTAATACTGACTTAATGTTAGATGCGTTTCAAATTATTGACATGGATGAACAAATTAAAAATGCTGCTATATCCGAAGGCAGGAGAACTATGGAGCAGTTTAATTTACCTGATTTACCTAGTTATGAAGAGTTAAATGATGAATATAGTGTTACTGATGGAGTTGATTTAAATTTAGATGAATATTATCGTGCTAATGAGATTGCAGATAGATTAGGACAAACCGGAGATCCAGATTTAACTATAAATAATGATTTAATTAATTTATCTAATGATCTTAAAACTAGTGAAAAAACACAAGCTGTAGCATTTAGAAGGCTTAGTACGGCAGCAGATAAGCTTGAGGGTCTTCTAGGAGGTGGTGGCATAGGAGGTCTTGGCTTAATGGGATTCCCTCCCTCCAAGGAGTTTAGTTGGTTAACTGGGAGGGAAAGTACCCTTTCTTTAGAAGCTCGAGGAAGAGATGTTAGACATGGATTTTTCCCATCTCAACATTATGCTTTACCATCAAAAGATGAACTGTTAGATTTAAAGCGGCAAGTTGAATCTGGACTTGCTGAATTACAAGGAAGGGAATATGGTACTTTTGGTAAAGTGACTGGAAGACCAAGGAGAAATCTTAACTTGCAAAAGAGAGCACGAAAGATATGGAATGAATATGTAGAAGCATACCGCGCAGCCTCAGAAGCAAGAGGTGAATTTTTAGTTATTGAAGAATTATTATTTCCAGGAGAATAAATAAATGGCAGATACTCAGCTAGTTGAAAGAATGAGGCAAGAATTATTATCTCAAGGTGTTGATTGGGATACTAATAAAATACAAAATTATATAACTTTACGAAAATCAGCTGCAAGATTATCTAATGCAATGAATAATCAAGTATCAGAAAGACAACAAAATCAGCCAATGACTGATATGTTCTCATCTTACAGACCTAGTACAGAGTTAAAAATTCCCCAAGAAGATAAAAATGCATTATGGGACTTTACTGGTAATTTATTATGGGAAGCAATGGACTCAGCAACATTCGGTGCTGCAGGTTGGGCTGAGACCGATCTAGAAGAAGCATTAACTGGTGGAGGACCAGAAGGTTTTGCTGGTAGAGTTGGAGCAGGTCTTGGTAGTTTTGCAGGATTTTTAATTCCTATGGCTGGAACAGGCAAAGCAATAGGAGCTGGGGTTTCAGCTATGAAAGGCGGTACTAAATATGCTGCTAAAAAATTAACTGAAGAAGGTTATAAGTATTTAGGTGAAACTGCTGTTAAAGGGCAAGGATATAAAGCTTTTAATAAACTATCTAATGTTGAAAAAGCAGATATATTTAAGCCATTTACTGATGATATTCTAGAGTTTGGTAGCAAACTATCTAACAAGCAAGTAAGAGAAGCGTATACTGGTCGTTTTGGAGCTAATTTACAAAGAGAAATAGCAGAAAGATTACAAAATGTTGGAATAAGGCCTACTTCAGCAAATGTTAAAGCTATAGAAGATGTTATTAAAAATGCTTCAGGTGTATCTAAAAATTCTACTTTACCTGTAGCTTCTTTAGAAGAAAAAATTAAATTAATATTAGGAAATACATTTGGAGCAAGTACTACAGCAGCTGTTGCAGCTACTGCTTTAGCAGAGGGTATTACGTTTGCTGCAGTAGAAACACCTTTTGAATTATTTAATTCTATGGAAGAAGGAAGAAAAGCTGATTATACAGGTAGAGCAGCTCATGCATTTGCTCTTGGTAATGCTTTAGGATTAATTAAATATGTCCCAGGTGGTAAAGACTGGAAAGCTGGAGGTATTGCGAAAGAAGCTATTAAAGGTTGGAGAATTATTAATAAAAAGAAACCTATTGCATCGCTTGATTTATCTGACGCAAGTGCTAGAAAACAATTACAAACCTTTGCAGAAAGTGTTTACAATAGAACAGGTGGTCAAATCTTTAGAGATAAAATGGGTGATTTAGGTATTTATCATAAGGGTGATATTGCTACTATAATGAATAAAAAAGGTGGTGCTAAGAAAATACAAGAAATTATGATGAGTATTGAAAGAGATTTTAGTAAACGTTGGTTACCTACATTTATTAAAGAAGCATCAGAAGATATTGTTGGAGCAACACCAAGAATGTTAGCTGGATCTATGGCATTTAATTATGAGATGGTATTTGCTGAAGATATACCTTTAGAAGATAAGGTTTTTCATGCTTTACTTGGTGCTTATATGACTAAAAAAGGTAGGAAATTAGAGTATACAGGTCAAGGTGGTAGCGTAGAATCTTATACTATATCTGATAAAAATAGACCAAGTGATAATTTTAATACTATAGGCAACTATTTAGAAGTACTAGGAATGCATCCTAAGGATTATAATTTAAGTGCTGCAATAGCATCTGAAAGAATATTGCAAAAATTCCCTGCTAATATAAGAGAAACAGATGATATAAAGTCATTAGAAAAAATATTAGAGCCTGTTATTGTTCAAGATAATGGAACAAATCCACCTAAACCTAAAAAGAATGCAGGTCAAGAGGGAACCAATCCTATTTATGAATATTTAATGGTTATCTATGATAGGCAAATAGGGCAAAGAAAAGGCACTAGAATGCTTGGCCCTGATAGGGTAACTAGAGAACAGATTAAAGCTATTGAAAGTAAATTAAAAAAACATGATTTCTTAAGTATTACAGAAACAGGTGGTATTAATAAATTATCCCATATTGATGATATAATGTATAATGCTGCTGATGGGACTATGAAAAAAGTAATTGATTTACATGTTGATGCTATGATAGATATGTACAATCATCTTGCAGGGGCTGGTATCAACATTACTAGATCTGCTGATACTAATGTTCCTACTATGTTATGGCAGATTAGTGGAAGAGGAAAGCAAGGTGAAAAACTTACTGCAGAAAATAAAGAATTATTAGCTACATATATGAGAATGCTTAACGCATTTGATGGTAGACAGGTGGTGATTAATAAAGATAAAGGTCAAAGAAAAAGAGTAACTAATGAAGACTTTAAAGGTTTAAAAGAAATAGTTGATAAATTTGAAACAAAGATAGATGAAATAATATATGGCGATAGTAAATTAAGTATGACTAGAGCTCATAAATTAATGCAAGAAGGATCTTTATATGAACTAATAGTAGGACAACAATTTTATAAGGGTATACGAGAAACTCATCAAAAATTAAATGATACAAATAATTCTAAAAAATCATGGAATATACAACCAGAAAATGAAGGTTCAGGCAAACATGATGGTATTATATTTGATGACTTAATTACACAATTGCTATATCATCCTGATGGATCTTTATATAAAAGTATAGAATTTGGGAAAGGTGTATCGGAATCTCAAAAAAGAATGATTAATACACTTCATAGATTACTCTCCTCAGATCCTAATGGCGACTCTATTTTATTTGAAGGTCAATCTCATAGCATTACTATTACTGGTAATGATAAATTAGCATTAAACAATTTAAGAGAAGTGCTATATCGTAATCAGATGAAAAATTTATTATATGAAAGTGCTATAGATTCAAGTCAATTTATACATTCTTACCAAGATTATGCATTTAGAACTTTTTTAAATTCAGCAGTAAAAAGAAATGGTAAACCATTAAATGCTAATGATAGAGCTGCAGTTAGCCAATTGTTAGATTTTAGATTACTAGGTCCTAATTTTCAATTAATTGATGTTATTGGAGTAATAGAGAATTTACAATCGGTTGCATTAAATCCTGGTAAATTAACAGTAGAAGCTGGACGTCTTTTAGATGGAGGTAAACCTTTTCACTTTGAATCTAAATCATTTGCTGAATTAGATTTACCAAAAGGACTCAAGAGCTCTATGGAAGCATTGCAAGAACGTGGAATTAAAACTGCTGACCAAATAGAATTAATGATTAAAACATATAAAGATATTATTGAGCCTTTAATGACAGATGGCAAAGGCAATGGATTTATTAAACCTTCTACTACTATTACGCAAATTACTGAAGCTCAATTAGAAAATATAATATTTAAATTAGATGCTATATATAAAATGAAGGATACTAGGTTTCATGATAATTTATTGCAGCAATTAAGTAATTTAAAAGATGGAGTTGATGGTATAGATGATGTTTCAAGAGAATCATTGAATTATTTATATCATTTATATGGTAGTGGAAGAGCAAGTACATCTCAATTAATAAGAGGTATGGCTGAAAGAAAGCTTTATAGCTTTAAAGATCAGGAAATAATTATTGATCCTGGGGATAAATTTCTAAAAGAAAAAATTAAAGAAGTTATAACAGACGTTGAATTTGATGTTGCGACTAGAAGTGATGCTGCATTATTAGAAGGAAAGATTAATAAATTTAAAACTTTTGAAAGTAGAGATAGCGAAGTAAATGTCTATCAAAATGTTACTAAACAAAGCTTGATAGCAGATTATAATTTACCTGAAAGTGTTAAATTTGAACGTAAGGATCTATCTGATGTAATAAATGAAGCACATAAAATCAATGGAGATGGTGAAAAGGTTTACTTTAAAGAACGTCCTAATGAACTATCAATGACATATGAGCAACAGTTTAAGTTTTTAAGCGAGTTGCAAAAGGCTGTAGTTAGTGCAGGTGAAACTAGAGTATTAAGAAGGCTTAGCGGTACTGAAGGATATGGTATATGGACTGAATCAGATTATACAGTATTTGACAATCATTTATTTAAAGAATTAGACAATATTGTAGGTAAAGATGGTTGGGCAATAGTTGATATGGATTTTGCAAATAGACGAAATGGAGTAGATAATGCTCGTATTAATGAAAATGGATCTAAATTAAAGTTATACAACTTGATTTATAATACTCGTAAGCATATTGATACAAAATTAAGAACAGATGATTATGGTACTTTAATGCACGAAAAACATCAAGGTGGTGTGGTAGTTGAAATACCTGGTGTTAAATGGGCTATATCTATAAACAAGAATAAATTAGATAAAGTTGTTAATATAGTTAGACATAAATTAGATGAATATAAAAAAACATATACTGATCCTAAATTTAAAGGCATATTCAGAGAGTTAGAAAAGCATTTTCAAGTTATTACTGAAAAACAAAAAAAAGGTCCTAAAGGTAAAGAAAAAGAAGAAATAGTATACAGACCATCAGATGTATTAACTGAAGGTAGCTCTTTAGAAACATTGTTAACTGTAATTCAAAATGATGCGTGGATGAAAAAATATTGGTGGGACCATTTAGCAGAAGTACATAATAATAAAAATGATCAAACTGGTGTAAAATTAGCAAGAAGAATTAAAATGTATGCAAATACTAGTATGCGTATGCTTAGTGATACTCAACTTTCAGAAACACTAAAACTATTCCAAGAGAATATTTCTAATAAAAAAGAATTACGTCAAAACAGTGCCTATAAAGGATTGAAAAAATTAAAGAAAAATGGTGGTATGAGAATAATCATTGCTCGTGATGAAAACTTTGAATTAGGTGGTAGGCAATTTTCAGTATTAAAGGAATTAGATGCTCAAATCAAAGGAGAGAAAGCAAAAAATCCATTACTTGACTTTGTTGAAATTAAAGAAGGACCAGAGGGACAATTAGAGTTTGCTGGGGGTAAAGATTTAAGTAAAGTAGATTCATACATGGTTATTGACAAAACTACTTTAGATGGGTTAATGGGATTAAATGGAGCTGGTTATGTCAGTGGTGCTGGTGGTATTAAACCAATGATTCATAAAATAGGAGATGGTGTAATATTAGGTAAAACAGCATTTATTACAGATCCTAATATGACTAAGTTTTTTAAGAAAAATAATTTAGATGGAGTATTATTTGAATCAGGAGCAAAGATTGTAAATGAAAATTCTAAAATTTATACTGAGTTTGATTCTATGGAAAGCCTAGCAAAGAAAACAAAGATTTCTAAAGATCATGTCGAGTTATTAAAGTTAGAAGATATGTCGTTAGGCTTTGTTGTTAAACCTAATCATAACGCTACTTTACCATACCAGGTAACTAACCATTTAAATTTAGCAGAAAGTAGAGATTTATTTGATAATTATTTAAAATCAGAGTTAAATGAATTTGTAAAAGATTCTCAAAGATATTTTAGTATATCAGATCCTTTAGAAGGATTAGCTATGGCAAAAATGATGTCAGAGGGAGCTAGTGGCACTAGTCCAAACTCATTATATGCTAGATGGATTAATAGTAATGGATTTATACATAGCCAAGTAATAATGCCTGATTTTATACGACATATTAAAAGTAATAGAATAGATAAAGGTGGAATTATGAGCATGCAAACTCCTCATGGAGGACAAGCTGTTAATTCGCCTGGAGAAAAGTTAAGATTTACTACGTTTACCAAAGGAGAAGGTCAAACTGGGGAAATATTTACATATGGAGAAGCATTATTGCCTCATGTGTCTGGAGATAAGCCTATAGATTTACAAAATCTTCATATAATAAAACATAAATCAAAAGGCAAGGATGAATTAGTACATATTTCAAAAATTAAAGGAGCTGATAAATTAATTAGCGATAGAATGTTATTAAAAGATGCTTTAAAAGCAATTAAATCAATTAATAAAAACTATCAAATTGCTGTTACTTACAGGCGTAATCCTAGTACTAGACCTGGTGATATGGTTATTGTAGGTATAAAGGATTTATTACATGCAGATTATGGAAATCAAACAAAACTTAATGCTTCTGACTTTGCTCTTAGATTAGAAGGTGATTATGATGTAGATAAAACAGATTTTTTCTGGGATGCTCCTACAAGTGTATTAAATAAATGGAAAGCGTTATCTGGTGAAGTATTAAGAGCTAATCCAGATACTTATGAATCTGGAAATAAAACAAGTTTAAGAAAGAAATCAAGTGGTGGATTAGTAGAGAAGTTTGATTGGGTTAATCCTACTAGTGTAAAAGAGTGGGATACTCATTTAGCTAATTCAGAAAAATTAAGAGGAACAATTGTTAAAACTCAAAGATTATTATCAGCTTTAGAACATTATGATTCATCCCCTAATTTAATCCAAACTACTGAGGGTAAAGGCATTGGAGGTTTTGCATTAAATTTAAAAAATGTTGAAAATGGTGGTTATATCTATGTAGACCCTATTAAATTAAGAAAAGCTAGAAGATTATTGGCTGAAGATATACAAAATATCACTGATTCTTTAACAGGATATAATGATAGAGTATATAATCAAAATTGGTATCAAGACTTTTTATTTGGAGGTATAAGCGGAAGGTATGAAGGTATATTTAGTAGAGCCGCATATGATAAAACTGTTAAAAAAGGCAAATGGGTTCCAAATCCTGATTCAGAATGGTCTGCTACTAATGTAGAAAGAGCTATTATTACTGAAGCTATTAAGCCTTACAATGCTATGTTGAGATTAGGTACATCTTTATTTTCTAATGGAAAGCAAGAAAACGTAAGATATGAGGACTTTTTAACTAATATGGCACAATATGATGCCTCTATGAATAATCTGTCTAATAGAGTGTATTGGAAGCTTAAAAATCAAGGCTCTGCAAAAACTAAGGTAGACTTAGCTGATTTAAATAAGTACTTTCTTAATAAGAATCAAAAAGTTGAAAATATATTTGGTGACTTTGGTCAAAACATTAGACCAGGTTTATTCCAGAGAGGTATTCCAACTAAAGTAGGTGATCAATTTCCAAATATGTTAGCTTTTGAAAGAACAATGTCAGTCTTAGTGCATAATGATTATATGAAATTAGAACTTCCTGGGAAGTTAGAGGGTGAAGCTTTAAATAATTATCACGATTTTTATAGTAAACATATGTATAGTGAAAACTATGATGCTGTAGGTAAAGAATTTATTAAGCAATTGCAAAAAAATGACAAAATGTTTGGTTATGCAAATTATTTAGCATTTAATATTAGTAAGCAGCAAGGAGCAAGAAGAAATGCTTTAGCTAAAGGTCAGAAAAATTTAGCAGAAGTAATACAAGAATCTATTGAAAGGTTGGAAGCTCAAAAAAATACAGTAGAAACTTCATTAATTTTCGGTGAAGGCGCTCCAGGTGCAGGTATGGAATATGCTAAAAAAATAAGAGATGGAGTTATATCTTCTTATATTAATGATGTTTATAAGCATAATAGACTTCCTAAAGATTGGAATGAAAAAGCAAGGCCAGCAAAAGGTGATCTTAGACCTGATCAATTAAGTAAAAGTTTCCCAGAAGGGAAAGCTGGAGAACATGAAATTACTAGTTTTGTAAAAAATAATTATAGTTTATTTAGAAATTATGCTCGTAATAAAGGTGTAATTAAATTTAAAGGTGTATCTACTCCAGAACAAATAGAGCTTTTAATATGGAATAATATGTTAAGTAAATATGCTCAAATAGGAATACATGATATGTATAGTGGTAGAGATAAAGCTTTAGAGATGGATAAAGATATAGCTGATTTTCAAAAGTTTTATAGAAATGAATGGAGACAAAACTTAAGTGGTAGTGATTGGACTGCTGATCAAACTAGAACTAGTAGTATAGTTAACGACAGGTTAGAATTATTATTTCAAAAATGGAATATTCCAGGAAAAGGAACTGAAGAAGGTGGTCATGGTATGTTAATGCTATGGAAATTAATGAAACCTGCAGAAGATCCAAATGCCTTTACATATCTTCACAGAAGAATTACTCCAGCATTTAAATCAGAAAGCTTGTCTATGTTGAAACTTGGATTGAGATTTATATCTAATGCTCCTGATAATTATATAACTAAAATAGTAAAAGATGGTATATTTGATCATACTGCTAGATGGTATAATAACAGCTTTAGAGCAATGTATGGTCAACAAGGAGAAAGAGGCAATGCATTATTAAATAGATTAAGCAATGAAATGAATCATCAATCTGATGTTTTTGCTGGTGCACCTTTAGTTGATAATATTAAAGGATGGAAACCAGGATTTCAAGAAATAGAATTAAATGATAATCTTGCTTTGTTATTTGGTAATGATAGAAGAAGTATTACTAGCGTATTTGCAAATTCTATAGTAGATCCATCTGTTGTAGGCAATATGTCCAGTCTGTCTAAATGGGCATTTAGTCCTGTAGCATATATACCAGAAAGCACTAGTCTTATGAATTACCCTTCAATTAATGGTTTCAAAAACTTTAAACAAGCAAATATGACTGATGCTAATATTATGTTAGGTAATTCTCATAATCTGAATTTGTTATTCAATAGAACACCGAAAGTAATAGATCAACCATATAGTAATATGCATGAAAAATCATCTAGAGGTTACGAATCGCTAGAGCAAAGAATTAATGAAAAAGTAGGATGTAAATAATAAAGGAGATGTATGTCTAAAGCAGATTGTATACCAGATTTATTTGAATCAGAAGATATAGCTAATGCTGAAAATTTAAAACGTATTAGTAAAAAATGGTTTGATAATGGAGCTATTCAAGCTTATACAAAAGGACGACATAGGGATTTTGAAACTTTTTATCATCAAACATTACCACATTTAGATTTTCAATTAAGTAGAATTCCAAATGCTAAAGAATTGAAAACTTTAGAACGTAAAATGAATAGTTATTTAAAGCAATTAAACAAAGGAACTCCTTCTGCGCTAGGCAAATTATTTAAATTACCTGAAAATATATTAAGTAAAACTCCAGTAAGTAAGAAGTATTTCGGAGATATGGTACGTATAAGCAATTATTATAGAGGTGAACTTCAAGATATTACATCAGATTTAAAGTTGATTGAAACTGCTTTAAATAAAGCTTCTGCTGAAAGTACTATAATGAACAAATTTAGTTTAACAAGAAAAAATGCTCAAAAGAAATTACAAGATTTGTATACTGATTATAAAAGATATAAAAAAGAAGGTAAAAATGAAGCTGCTGAGGCATTCTACCAAGAACATTTATCTGACAAAGCATTGCGTAATGCAGATCATCAATTACAAACAATGCAAAGATTATGGGAATTAATGACTAATCCTGATCTTATTGCAAAACAAGATCCAACTAAAGTTAAGCTTGATTATGGTGCAGATCTATATGATGCGGCTTCTGCTTGGCATTTTGGTAGTGGTAATAAGCCAGCAGTAAAAGATAGATTATGGAAAATATTAGGTAACGGATTAAAAGCTAATATTGATATGTTAAAATTGGCACAAAGTGATTATAATACTGTTAATTTTCAAGTTAAAAAACTAGAACAGCTATATAATGATTACTTTTCTAAAAATGCACCTAATAAGCCAAAAGATTATTTTCCTAGACAAGTATTGGACATAGCTCCTACTTTTACAAGATTAAGTGATGATATGCATTCTGGGTATTTAGATAAACATCCTGGACATGTTACTAAATATATTGATAGAATGGTGACAGAAGTAAGAGAAAATTTAAAGGTTCCTGGGCATACATTTGAAAGAGCTTTAGATGCGCCAGTTAAAACCTCTAAAGATGTATTGGATATATTAAATACATATGCTCACAATACAGTTAGATTTAATTATAATGCAAATGTTTCTAAAAGTACAATTAAAGCTTTAAGAGATTTACATGAATTATCAGGTACTGACTTTGATAGTCACCTACAATTTATGAGTGAATATATTAAAGATACCCATGATGCTGCTTTAGGATTAAAATTTAGAAACAATAAGCTTACTAATATATCTAGAGCTATTACTTCATGGGAGTTTATATCTAAATTAGGTTTTAATGCACGTACAGTAGCTAGAAATGCTACTCAATCATTACAAAACTGGGTATATTTTGGAAATAAAGCTATTAAAGAATCAATGCGAGATATGCATTCCGATAAATATAAAACTATGCTTGCTGAAGAAATGGCTAGGCATGGATATGAATTTGTAAATATTCAGGAATTTGCTATGCCAAGAGAGTTAATGAGTAATTTAAATTTAGATTCTAGCGGTAAAGTAGTTCAATCTGAGGCAAGTACTGCTAGTAAATGGAATAATTATTTAGAGAAAGTTGCAACATTTGCTGGTAAACCTATGCAATGGGTTGAAAATCATGTTAATCGTGGTCTTACATTTAAAATAGCATTTACAGAGCGATATAATGCACTTAAAAATGATACTATTTTAAGACAACAATTAAAGAAAGCTGAAGGAAAAGGCTTAGATGGGGCTGAATTTAATGCTTTGGTTGAAAAAACACGTAGAAATCAAGCTTCGAGATATGCTGCTAATATGGTAAAGGAATTACACTACTTATATGATCCATGGGCTAAACCAGCGATAACAAGGAATCCTGTTGGTTCAGTATTAGGTCAGTTTACTACATATAGTATTAATTTTTTTGAATATCAACGTAAAATTGCTGCTAAAGGTGGAAGTGATATATTAGCCAGAGAATGGAATTCACCTGAAGCTTGGAGATTATATAGATTAGGAATGTTATATACCGCTGTTACAGGATTAGGTGCTATTACAAATACTAAATGGAGTAATTTAGTCCAAAATGATACATGGGAAAGAATAACAAGATTAGATCAATATTTAAGAGGTGATGAGAAAGCAAAAGAAAAAGCATTTTTTGGCAAGGATCCTATTACAGCTACATTTGGTGGACCATTTGTATCTGATGTTATGAAAATTGGATCATTGATTAATTTCCAAAGAATGAATAGTAGTGATTTTAATTCTTATCATCAATATTATCATGATGCTGCAAAAAGAACTAAAGACAAAAAGATAGAGGAATTCGTGAGAACTTTAAATACTCAAATAGGAAGATTGATTTATACTACTGGGCCTCGAATGATAAACGGAGCTGGATTTCCAACTTTATTAGGTCAAGAGCTTGGATTATACAATACTCCTGAATTAAGTAATATTAAAGATAAGATGTTATATCCTCTGCAGGAATTTTTACCTAAACCTGCATCAACATATTTTACACCTGAAAAACCTAAGAAAAAACGTTCAAAACCGAAGCCCAATAGTCAATATAGTGATCAAGAAATACAAAATATCATGATGATATTAGATTCTATGCAAAAATCTCAATTATCACAACCTTAAATCTTGATTTCTCATTTCTATTAAACTTTTTAAATATCCATATAGTGCAAATTGTTCTTCTATCATATCTATTGCTTTTTGACTAATTGGTTGATTACTTTGTAATTTGCTTTCTATATATTTCAATGATTCTTTATCATTTTTACTAAGCATGTTACTCTCCTATTATTTTTGTGAAATTATCAAATTCTATTACTGCATATACTTTAGATCTATTCCTTTTAATGATTAAAACTGGCATCCTATCTTCACAATTAGACTCACATTGTTCTAATGATTTCCAAAGATTTAATCTTTCTGTATTCTTACATTCAAAACTATATGGTATTAATTTTTTAGCTGCAGGAGATAGTATTATATCTTCACCTCCCATTCCCATAGTTTGTGATTTTATATCATCATATTCTAATGTAGGTATCTTAGTCCATAGATCAATAAATATTTTTCTTAATTTATCTCTTACTAGATTCTGCAAGTTCCTTCCTTTTGCTTTTGCGCTTTTTATTTTCATATTGTTCCCTTATCCTTAGTTTAGTTAATGCATCCCATCTGTTTTCATGAGATGTTGGACTATAAGCCCATTCAATACTACCTTTTATTTCTCCTGGTGGTATTATTTCTTCCATATGATCATCATAAGAAGTACCACATTTATCACATACAAACCATATATTATCTGGATTTAACGATTTTTTTCCTTGCATCTAAAATCTCCTTCTGATATTGTTGAAAATCTTTAACATCATCTTTAAATTCTATATATTGTTTTAAAGAGTTAGTTAAATTATCCATCATTTCACATAAAGTATTATTAACATGTGTTAACATTTCTACTTTTGCAACAATTTCTTTATTTGTTGGCTTCTTCTTTTCCATGATTTTTTACCTACTTCCCTTTCTGCACATTTAGCGCATATTCTTAATTTATCTTTAGTGATAAAGCCAATCCATAAATATCTATCAGTATATTTTATATCATGGCACATACCACATTCTTCATTTACCTTACCTAAATATTTAATTACTCCAAATATCAAAGACCAAGACCTTCTAATCTTTTATGTAATTTCTTTTTATCTTCATCAGGTAAGTTGTCAAAATATTCCATAAATATATCATAAGCATGTCTATAAGGTATTAATGATAATACAGTATTTTCATCATCTTGATTATATCTTTCGAATAATTGTTTTGAATAGCTCATTTTACTGGCTCCTTTCCTTGTAATTTGCATTGATATAAATATCTTTGACGTTTATGTACATTCCAAGGTGTGAAATGAGTATAATCATCATTTTTAGGATTTCTCCCTAATTTTAAATCAGTTCTTGTTATAAAATCTATATATTCAGTTAATCTCATTTTCTATCCTTATATTTAAACATTACAGTTCCATGATAGTCTGTCATAAATTTCTTATAACGTTTTTTGAGTTTTTCTTTCTTTTTTTGTCTTTCATTCCATATACGCCAATCCATAATTCTCCTTTCAATAAAAGAGAGCATCCCCAAACCAACCGTTGGCCTAGACCGCAGTTTTTCGCGATGTGATGATACTGGCTCTCTTTTATTAGCACTATTTCTAAACTACTCTACGACTAAGCAAAAGTGACTGGTGTCACAAGTCTACCAGTTATCCGACACTTTCTCTTAGTACATTCTTCGATACTACCATCTTTTTTAAGATCATTAACTCTACCAGATACAGCATTTATTTCAAATCCTGTCTGCCTAACAATCTCTTTTAATGACATACCAAAGTCTTTATCTGAATTAGGTATCATACTAATAACAAATAGTATAGTATCTTTTTGTGATCGTACTTTACCTTCTTCATTTAACTCTTTATATGCTTTTCTTGATGTTACTCTGCTCATTTTTCTCCTCTATCATTCCCCATAATATACATAAATATACTATGGCATCAGTTAATCTACCTGTTACATTTTCTCTTTGAGATTTATGTCCCTTAAGATAAGATGCTATTCCATCTATATGCTTCATAAGATATATCCACAGGACCATCTCCCTATCAAATCCTGTTTGGTTTGCTATTCTTTCAAAATTTGCAAACACATTATCTTCAGTCATAGCATATTCTTTTTGACCTTCAGTATGCATTTGTTCAACTTTAGTAAAGATACTGTCAATCATTACTAACATTTCATTATGCTTCATTATTCTATCCTCACATTATTTACATTTAACCTAACATTAAGAAACTCTTTCTCTCTATTTTTATCACTTTTGACATCTATCATTTCAATTAGATTAGTTTCTTTATTTCGATAAGGAGTTAATGATAATAATTTGTTAGCATTATAAGCTACTCTAAATGATCCTCTAGAAGATGATATATCCATACCTTCTTTAAAGGCTGATTTACTTATTTCACTTACAGCAAATACAACTACGTTATATTTAACTGCTAATTCCATAAGGGCTTGAGAAGCTTCTTCGACTTTCATATTATTATCTTGTCTTTTACTCTTAAATAAACCCATATGATCAACTACTACAAGTTCAGGTTTGTTTTCCATCATAGATATTTTCTTTTCTATATCATTAGGATAAGGAGAAGAATAATCTACAGTAAGATACTTAAACTTATTTTCTTGACCATTTTGTAATTGACTATAATGTTGCTCTAATTCTTCATGAGTCCATTTGTTTTCTATCATTACAAATCTAGACCATATTTGTCTTGGAGACATTTCCATCTCAATAAAATATGTTGGTTTCTTTAATGCAACTATCCAATTTTGTAATAACATTGTCTTCATACTAGCAGGTGGAGCTTGTATAATAACTACTTCACCTGGATAGATTGGAAAGTCTTGTCCATATAAATGTCCTATATTAATAGGGTCATGATCTTTAGCATAGAATTCAATAAGTTCTTTTTCCATAGCAGAAGCGCTCATAACAGTTTCTGTTCTTAAACTTTTTCTACCTCTATGTAATTTACATGTACTATCACAATAGAATTTTATTATAGGGTCGTCCCATCCATAAGTATATCCTTGTCCACCATGTCCTGTATAACATCCTTTAATAATATTAATCATTTCTTCTTCTTTAAATGGATGCTCTACACTTACTTTCTGTCTCCAGTTTTCCATGATCATATATACAATATCTTCAGGAAATCTCCACCTTAGATATGACGCTATTCTTAATGCAACCATATGTCTTTTACCTCTTGGAGCTCCTTCCATCATTTTTTGTATGCAAGTATGATGCGTATTATCTGTAATTACTTGTGCTTTGATAGGTTTATTGTTTTCTTCTTCAACCATAACATTAAACACAGATTTACATTTTCTATCTAAAGGATCTACACTTTGTGGTTCTTTTGCAAATTCATTGATAAAAGATTCAAAATTTTCTTTACTACAATTTATCATTTTATCAATATATTCATCTGGAATTTGTACTTTATATAGTCCCGATTTACTATTTCTAGTATTATTTACTCTTATAATTCTAGTTTTATCAGTAACAGAAGGATCAGCATAGTTAAATATACCTTTATTGTTCAGTTCTTTCTTTACTGATATATGTAAATCTTTATGTGGCTTCCATTGAAAAGCATTATCAGGTATTCCAACATGAAATCCAGTACCACTAAAGAAAATTCTACTGGGAACATTTAGTTGTTTAAGTAGTATAAGTAATCCTGATAATTTATCTCTAGCTTCCAAACTATTTTCTCCATCTACATCTAATAAAAACTCTTCAGGTATATATATCTTACCATCAAAACCTGACAAGGATTTATTATCACTATAATAACCTTTTACATAATCATCATAATTATATAGAGAACAGAATGTATCATTCTCTATTCCTTCCCACTGCTCTATATCTTCAGCATCTTGAAAATGATGTCTATTAGATATTCCGAACGCGAATTCTTTAATCATATCATCTCCTTATATTATATAGGGGGCACTCACATATTCCTTTGCCTAGCTCCAGGACTTATAGGACCAGTTGTTGCACCCCCTATTACTTTAACTAATTAAAACGGTATTTCATCAGTTGATGATGTACTTGTTTCATTAGTTTCAGAGGATACAATTTGAGTATCGTTCCCTGTGTCTTGTGTTAACTTTGGTAAAACATAATCATTATAATATTTCTCTGCTTTACCTTTCCAATATACTACATCTTCACTTCTAAATGATTCAGCAGCATTTTCAAACGTAGTTGGTGCAAATTGCTTAAGTATTCTACTATATTTACCATCTTTATAGAAATAAGCATTAACTGTTTTTCCAGCTAAATGTACTGGATTATCGTCCATTTTTATCACCATTTTACCATTTGTTCCATCTAATGCACCAGTTATGCCAGCATTAGCGAATCTAAATACTTGACCAATTGCAAATTCTTCACCATTACTTCCTTTTTTAGCATAGATTCTTGCATTAAGATTTTCTGGATAACCTTCAAACCACACATCAAGATATTGATCTTCTTGAAATACTCCGTATGCAGCTCTAGATATTGTTACTGTTTTCCATCCTGGATCATAATCAGTACCACCACCTTTATTTATTGTCATTGTTCTAGCCATTAGTTACTCCTTTATTTATAACTTTAGTTGAAATTGAATTACCATCATCATCTGTTTGAGCTATGCCTACCATAGCAGATAAAGCAAATCTTCTTGCATAAGTACACGTTGCTCCTACTCCTTGTGCATCTTTTTTTGTAATAGGCATTTTTAGTTTAGATTTAATCCATTGTCCTGATTCGTGTAATAACATAGTAGTTACATAAAAACTACCTTTATCACAAGTATCATTTCCCTGTATTATTGATAAACCATTTTTAGTCAATTGCGGAAAGCATGATTTAATTACAGTATCTAAATCAGCATAATTTGATTTAAAGAATGGATTAACACTGCTTGCTACAGCACCTCTTATTTCAGATTGTGCTTTAGACAAAGCTGCTGCTAATTTATCTATTTTATTAGATTTCCATTCTTCTTTTCTACGATCATCAAATACCGTAGAGGGGACAGAAATCCCCACAGGTTCTTTAAGTTCTTCCATGAATCCTCCGTGTTTATTTATTTATTTTACGCCCTAGATGGGGTTATAATATACTGATATTATATCTATTTTGCAAGTATCATTGTAGGGAAATTGAATGAGAATTTTCTTTCATAAGGCTGGTTAGTAATGATTTTTCTAACAGCATTACATATAAAACTTCCACTCATATTACTACAATAGCTTGTTGCTTTCATCGTACAGGGTTCAGGATCAGAATCACTATCTGGGTACCAACTTTTAAGATATTCTTTTAATGTTGGTTTAGGCAATATATATTGCTGGTAGTGTTCTGCACCCATTCTTCCGTCAATTACAGCAAATGGTTTAAATTTATGATTAGTTATATTAGTTATAGCTGCAAGTCTTGATGCCATATTATCAAAACCTAATATTACTATATCATTATGCTGACTCATAGGTTGATAGTCATTATCTTCTGGAAAATTACCGAAATATATATCAACGGTTTTCTTGTTTCCTGTGATATTTATAATATGATGATACAAACAATCAACTTTATTTTTTCCGACATCTTTTATATTATATTGACTTACACCTATATTTGGTTGCTCTACTTTATCACCATCATATAAAGCAAAGTTTTCTGCTCCCATTCTAGCCAACTGTATGGCTGCAGAGCTACCAATAGCCCCGCAACCAAGTATGTGGTAGAAATAGTCATTCATATTATTTACTATGTCACTATATCTACTAGTTCTTTCCATTGTTACCTCCCCATACATCGTTATGTATATAAGATCTATTATATTGTTCTAGATCCATATATGCTTCACTAGGATCAAGATCTTCATACCCAACATCACATATAACTAATTCCCATGCATGTACATGTAATAAATCTTCAAATGTACCTTGAGGTATTAATTCTACTTCTAGAGGTAATTTAGCTTTCTTGATTCTTCTATTAAGATCATTTATTTGATTAGCATATTTTGCATATCCATATTCACCAGCTATAAATGCTGTGTTTAATGAATCAACTTTTTCAATTATTTGACTCCATGCTTGAGAAATAAATGAACGTTCTCTATCTTTTTCACTTAATTCACCTTTTAGTAAGCTAGTTTGAGTAACTGTTCCATTTTTATTCCATCTAGTTCCAGAGTTATACCATGTACTTTTAGGTTGAGTACACATTTCAGCACACTCTCTTTGAATAGATTTAGGCACTTTATATTTAGTATCATTATCTAAGATATTTAATTCTATATCAGTATGCATGACAAATGGTTTCCATACAGATACTCTGCATTTATATTCTTCTTTAACATTTACTACTAATGCAAAACTAAGATCACCATCTTCATACTCATCTATAGTATTTATATCAGTACCACTCCAGAATGCTCCCATTTCAGCATGTGAATGCCACCAGCAGAATCTCATATTATTTTGCTTATATTTAATAGCCATTTTACTATAATATGCTGCTAACTCTGTTTTATCTAATTCACATAATGCTGCTGATACTTCCTGCTTCATAATAACTGGATCCTTAATAGTCCAGTCACCATCTTCATCTTGTATTGTTACTGCCATACCACCTATTTCAGTACTCCATGTATCTGAAGCACATCTTGCATAGTTGATAATTTTATTCCAATCCTTATTACTAATACATACTTCCATTATTGTGTCCTCCTTGCTGCGTTAATAGTTGCTTGTTCTAATGCTCTACGTTCTACATCTTCTTTACTTAGTGTTTTACTTATTGCTTTATATCCTGTGCATGTATCTTTTAATGTACAAAATCTAGCACAATAAGACATTTCTTTGATATATTCTTCTTCATCATTTTCTAGATTTTCCCAATATCCACAATTTTCAGATGATTTACGAGGTACTATATCATGATATTCATCAGCTTCTTTTAAGAAAGAGGGTTGTCCATGATAAGTATATTCAATTCTGTTTAATGGTCCTGTTCTAGTATCATAATGTGTCATTATTCTATCAAAGAATACTCCCAATGATATAAAATCCATAGATTGAATACATCCTTTTACTTCATCTTCTAAATTACCTACACATATATATTTAAAATCAGGGGTATAATGTCCGTGATTATAACTAGATTGAGTTCTAGATATATATGGGTGATGTAAACCTTCATGTGTTTCATAATTTCCACCAATATCATAAAACCATTTCCTACTATTATATCTTCTATTAACTATATTAGCAGGAGAGAAATGATTAATATTCATACGTGCTCTTATTAATTCATTAATAATCTTACTAAGTGACATTTGAACTGTTATATGTCCTTCACCTGGTAATAATATTGAAGCCATAGATTCTGGGTTCTGAAAATGTCTATAATTAATAGTAATATCATCGTATCGATATAATACATTAATATAATAATCAAGTAATACTTGAGTATCATCATGTATAGATTCTTCAACATATACTATAAATTTTCCATTACATGCTTGAAATTGTGATATGAGATGATTTTTAATTATTTCCCAAGCTTCTACTGCATCATCAGTATTATCTTGTTGTACTAATCCTCTTTGTCTGAAATCCACTAATATCTCTTCTATAGTTTCTATATTATTTAATATAGTTCTATATCTCCAATTACCACCATCTTTAGCTCTTGATATAACCTTAGTTAATGAATTAGCTTTCTTATGCATTTCAGATTGATGCCACATTATATCTTTTATAGTATCATAAGCTCCTGGCTTCCAATAAAACTTTTTAGTAATACCAAGAGGCTTTGTTGGAGCTTGTAGATTATAATATCTATTTGTATGGTTAGGTCCTTGTACATAAGTATGATTAAACTCTTCTATTAACTCTATTACGTTTGCTTGCGGCCCAATATTAATATTTTCTACTAATTGTCTAATATCGGGTGTATAATTCACTATATTTTCCATTGTATCTCCTTAAATTAAAGATAGGAGAGACAGTGTTACCTATAATTGCATCTCTATCTCCCCCATCCCTGTGTTTACACTAAACTAGCAGCCACCAGATTTATTATTCTGTACAGCTGCCACTACGGAACCATCGGTTAATTCATGAGTATCCGCTACATTAGTACCATCAACCGCAATATCTGCAGTCGAGCTAATATCTAGTTCGTTTCTTAATTGCCCAACAGTTCCTGAAGTTACTTCTTTATCAACAAAACCACCACCTGCCAACCATCTTATTGTTCTTGTAGTTGCCATTTTGGCCTCCTTTTCATATTATAGTTAACTATTTCCAACTATTTAGCTTATCCACATAGCAATCTTCTGCTATATCAGCTAATTTTTCAATTTCAAGATTATTATGCTTGGTATCTTTAAATTTCATTGTATATTTCTTTATAGTACCATGTTTATCTAATCTAATTACTTTTACTTTTAGCATATTTTAAAACCTCCTGATTCTTTACAAAATAATGCAAAATGCTTAACATTATCCTTATCAAAGGGATAGTTAGCATAAAATCGTTCATCATCATTTTTACTTTCTTTCAATTTTAGCATTTGTTTGTCATGATCTTGTTTATATTTATCAACAATACCATTATCAAGTAGTTCATTTAATCTTTTAGATATTTTTAATGCTTTAGTTTTATTTATTTTACGACCATCATTATATGATCCAGCTGATATATCTTCTAGGCTTAATATATCATCACAATGTTCACAAACAAAGTCCCACAATGGGCGCCACCACCATACATTGTTACGAAAATATAACCCAGGATTATCATTATGATATTGTTCATATTCTTTCCAATATTTTGATTGATCATCTTCATTAAGATTATCTTGTATTTCCCAACGTTCCTTCCAATCCTCAATAGAATTAATCATACCATAAATACTAGTATCTTTTAATTCTTTATTAATTTGAGGTTTTACACCATGTAAATCAAATCCCATAATTACTCCTTTATTTTAACCGTGATTGTCTTTTTCTACGATCATTAAATTCATTTAATAAATAAATAGGTATTTCTAATCTATTCATATCATTTAATGCACAACATTTAACTTTATAGTTTTCCTTCTTGTTCATTAGTGTCTCCCGCAGTTTGTTCATTATCATCTAAAATAACATTTATTCTAGACATTATTCTATTACCTAACTCATCATTCTTTTGAGTAATAGCTATATAAGTATAAACATCTCTTAATATGGCTAATACATCATTTACATTCCTAAAGTGTACTCCCATAATACCTCCTTTAATTTTGCCTACCTGCCACCGATTTTTTGTTTCCATTGCAAATCTCACAATCTTACACTAATATTTCTTATTAGTCTGTACAGTACTCCAAGTATCTAACTCTGACTCACATTCAATACATTTATCTTTCTTGTAAATCTTAGTACCAGATCTTCTATGTATTGCTGTAGTATGTTTCTTTAAGATATACTCAAAGTCTTCAGCTACTTCTTTAATTCTTCTTTTTAATGGTGGATCATCTAAAGAATCTACTATTAAAGTGTGAAATCCATGTATATCATTTGAGCTATCAGCTAATAATGTATCTAGATACTTCCTATGTATTACTACATTCTTTTCATGTAGCTCAATTATTGCTAGTAACTCTACTAATAAATCACGCTGCGTCAACATAAATGCTATTAAATGCATAGCACTATTACTTTGCAACATTGTTGTATCCAACTTTAATTTATTGTTCATCTTAACTCCTTTATTTAGTTTAGTGTAATTAATAAATCTTTTAAATAATATGACTGGTGAAGGATTTGTTATTACCTTCAAGGTATTTTGTTTCTAGTGGGCTTTTGGCCTCACGACACGAATAACAATAGTTGTCACTACCTTGATCATAGTTGGTTGACGCCAATTACATCACAAGATCCATCACAGAATGTTATCCTCTATACATACCGAAACTACGGGTTGATATATTAGTATAGATTAGTGCCGACAATAAATAACATGGATTTCTCCTTTTATTTATTTGTCCCGTCACACCTGCACATACTTGCATAATTACATGCATATCATTATCATTTGATAACAATACTAGGCATTCCCATAAGTATGTCACCTGCGTCCCTTTACTGCAAAGAACACCACAGGTTTACCCAAACGTATAGTATTTCAATATTAAATGATCAGTTTAATATCTATCACTATACTGCCATATTATTAATTTAATTCTTTTGTCATTATAAGCACAAGCCTGATAGTTTCTATAGGTAAACCTACATTATACTCTAGAAATATAACGCAACTATATTTTATACAATCAGTGTAATTAATTAATTGCTTTACTTATGCTACAAATGATATTGACTTGGATAATAAGGCACAATAAGACCCCAGAGCTATTTCTAGGTGAATTAACCCTGTTATCTTATTACTTATTATTTATCAATGTTATTAGAGAGGAGTGGCAACCTAAATAGGGATAAGCTATCTATTATTATATCCGCAGTGCTTAAAAGAGACTAGATTCCGTCTCTTCCTCTCTAAATGTTTATTTTAGCCAATTATTGGCTTTAATTTGCCATATTTTTCTTCATGACAAGGAATACAATTTCTTTCTTGTATACCTCCAAAGACATCTTCAATAACTACAAGTTTACTCCAATTATAGTAAACATCATTGTCCATTGTAGAACAACCTTTACATTTTGATTTAAACATCCCAACATTATGTATATAACATCTTTCCATTGTATCCCTCCTTATCTAAAATAACTCTTGTAATTTATCGATTTCAAGCTTTTCATCAATATCAGCATCTCGATAAGCACTACGTCTTTCAAAACTTTCATCTATGCTAATACCATCAATAGGATCATCAGGATGTGTCATAGTATCCCAATCAAATTCAGGAGACATTCTTTGTTCCATTCTTTTCTCCCAAATTTCATGAAACTTTTTTTCTATTGCTTTATCAGCTTTATAATTACCTGATAATACATACAATAGATTATTTACAACATTGCTAATAACTTTTAACATGACTTTTCTCCTTTCAAGAGTGTTTAGTGTAAGTTTATACTATAAACAAGCATAAGCACGTGTATGATACCCAATAGTGCGGATACTATTAAGTTTTATAAGTGTGAGTTATACAGCATACTTACGCCTGTTTAATCCTGTATTCACCTGTTTTATATATAAATAAATAATATAATTAATAAATAAGAATGAGAAAGGGTAGACTATAACGCCTACCCAAACCCCCAACGATATGTGATTACAGCTTAGCAGCCTTAATGCCATCAGCAACAGCTTTACTAATTACCTTAGATAAGTCTACTGACTGATTAACCTTAGTATCAGCCTTCATCTCATCTTGGATTTTAGTAAGCATTGAATTGTATGTTGCTTCATCCATACTAGCATCACGCTCATAGTCCTTGATCCTTGACAGGCCTACGATAGCTCTAGATACATTGAAATATCTTTGCTTAGCTTGATCGTTCCAGAATAAAGATTTTAACATTTTAACATCACTATTCATAGATTCTCCTTATTAATATTAATATTACTTAAAAAAAACCAAACCAAAAACAACGAAAAACGAAGTTTGAAAAACCTTGTGAAAGGCCCACACATGGTTAAAAGGCCACACGATAAAATGCTATAATTTTGAAACCTTTTTAGGATTGCTTACCCAAATTAAACCGACTGGTCGGTCTGTTTTATAAGTCCTTGTTTTACAGGCACTTACGCATGAAAAAAAACTATTGATTATTAAATTAATTTATATTAATATATATTATATAATTATATGAAAGGAGGTTGTTAATATGGCAAAGAAAGATAAGGTATGCAAGTATGTACTAACTATAGCTTATAAAGATGGGGAGGATCAATGTGAGTATATACAAGAAGAGATTGTATCTGATGATGATGACAACACTTGGAGTATAGGTAGTATAGACTTAAAGAATTATTTTGAAGATCTAGATATAGCAGGAATGACCTGTTGTATCGTAGGTAAAGCATAATACAACCGGCCAGCTGGCGCTGGCCTTTGCTAGTAAGCAGGGAGAATGTATGGACACATGGACATTAGGTGAGAAGTTTAAAGCTCAAGCTATACAAATTAAGCAGCTTGAAACTAGAATAAAACACATAGAAGGTTATCTACTTAAATTGACTATTAATAACAAGGTGGAAGATGAGAAAGTACAAGATAAGGAATCTAAATCATCTGGTGTACGAGCCAGAAGACAAGTTACCAAAAAATCTTAAGATAGTCGCGGATTGGAGGGATGGTCACATAGGTGATTGGGTTAAGACTGATGACGAGTGTGTTATTCAAGTTTTAAGGCGAGGACAAATGCTCCGATCTAAAGGTAAAAAGAAGATCAGAGAATACATTGGAACCTGTACAGGAACATTTCCTATAGGTCCTAATGTCAAAATGGATACTTCCAGAAGGAATAATATTTATTCTTTTGGAGGAAATAAAAATCCTAATGAAGTTCTCTTGGATCGGACTAATCTGAGTAAGGCTGAGCAGGTCTTCGTCTTATATATGTCTCAAGGAATGCCTCCTGAGCAAGCATATTTAAAGTCATTTCCTACAAATAACATTAGATATGCAAAAGAAAAATCAGGAGACTTAATAAAGACCGAAAGGGTAAGAACAGCTATGAAAGAAGAATTGAAACCAGTATTAAAAGACTTGGGTGTAGATGAAACCTATATACTTAAAGGTATTAAATCTGAAGCAGAGACAGCAGATAAATCTGATACTAGATTAAAAGCTTTATTTAAATTATCTGATATAATGGACTTAGAAGATAAAAACCAAACTAAAGTTACGCAAATATCAGGCGCGGTATTTAAGGGATTTGAAGAGAACGTATTAGAAGAAGTTAAAAGACCAGAAGAAATAGAGGGTAAATAGGGATTATGGATCCAAAATTAGGCAATTTACCTAATATGAATATTGTAGACGATATTAGTAAAGATATTTATGATACTTGGGGTACTGGCAAATATGATATTAGATCGTTAGACTGGCTTGGTGACAGCGATCACCATAGTGGGATTCAAGGTGTTGCAAATGAAGTTACAGCAATTGCTGATGCAATTATTACAATGGAAGGCAGTATGAGCCCAGGGGATAGAGGTGAAAGACATAATAATCCAGGAGCTTTAGCAACAAGATCTGATGCTTTGAGCGGAGGTTATTCTCCTTTGCTAAATCAATTATGGGAAAATCATCATATGTTTCCATCTATAGGTGATAAATTTCCTAATGATCCAAATTATGCAACTCTTGAGTTTGAACATATGCATGACGGAATAATTGCTTTGAGGCAAGTTATTGGCAATATACTTTTTAGAACAATATACAATGAGGATGAACCTAAGGATTTAAAAGATTTTGTTTCTGAATATACTGGTTTACCTAGAACAAGTAAAAAAGTTCATAATTATGCTAATCATATATTATTAAATTTATCTCATTTAAATGATCCAGATATTAATAGTTATTATGATCCATTTAATAAAGTAACGCAAGAAGGTCAATAATGGATTTTTTTAATGAGTTCAAAGATTATATGTTGGCAGACAAGGATATTATAAACCATAGAATTTCTTTATGTAAAAAATGCCCTTATTTAATGAAGCATACAAGATGTGAAAAATGTGGATGCTTTATGAATGTAAAAGCAAGATTAGGGTTTAGTAAATGCCCAGAAGGGAAATGGTAGTGGCAGATTTTGTAGAATTTTTTAACGAAAAAACTAATATGATGGAAAAGTTCCCAGTTTATGGAAGTGAATATATAACTTCTAGCGGGGCTAAGTTTGATAATCCATTTTCTTCTCATCCTTATATGGGAGAAGTATTTTATGATATTGTTAGCAATAATGAAAATATTCAAAATTCCATGATTGAACTATTGAGATTAGAAGGCCCATTATTGCATGGTGCTGAACAAATTGAAGATATACCTGGATTTTTACCTTTAATGTATGACAGATGGTTTGGAGAAGATTTAAGAACTGATGATGAATTAAGGGAAATTGCCTTAAATTCTATCGAAGGATTAAAAGATTTAGAATATGTCATTGGTAATCCTATGCTGGAAAGATCATCTATGTCTGCAGGATTTGTCCTTGGAGAATACCTGCCTGGCAACCCAGATGAAACATGGGCGCCTAGATCCTTTGAAGAAACTCCAGATTCTGTAATAGTTAGTTCTCCAACTAAATGGCAATATACTTTGGATGGAGCAGATATGCATGAACGTGAATATACAGAGGAAGATAATTTAAAAACTTTAATTCATGAAGGATTATTACATGGTATGGGTATTTATCATCCTAATGCACCTATATATTATATGTTGTCTGGAATGTTACCAGAGTCAGCAGGATTAGGATATAATTATGATGTTATTACTGGCCAAATATATGATGAATTAACAGAAGTCGAAAAAGAAAGATTATTATATCATTTATATCCCGATGAAATGAGACAGACAAAACATTATAGCAATATGCCCGTATATTAATGGCTAATTATAATAAACATAATGTATCCAAGGAAGAAGAAACATTAGAATTAGCAAAAAATGATATGATTGCATTTGGTAAGTTATTTTTAGCGGATGACTTTATGAGATCAGAAACTCCTTTTTTTCACTATCAAGTAGCAGATATAATTTCAGACAAAGAAATAAAACAAGCAGCGATTATTTTACCAAGAGGCCATGGAAAAACCGTACTTACAAAATGCAATATATTACATGATTTTGCTTTCACTAAAGATCCATTATTTTATGGTTGGGTTGCAGCCTCTTCTAAAATCTCGGTACCCAATCTTGATTATATTAAATACCATTTGGAATATAATGAAAAGTTTTTGTATTATTTCGGTAATTTAAAAGGAAGAAAATGGACAGAAGATGATATTGAACTTAAAAATGGTTGCAAACTTATTAGTAAATCCAACCTTTCAGGAATTAGGGGAGGTGCTAAACTCCATAAGAGATATGATCTTATCGTACTTGACGACTTTGAAGATGAGAATAATACCGTTACGCCTGAGTCTCGTGCTAAAATCTCTAACCTTGTTACAGCTGTTGTGTTTCCTGCTCTTGAGCCTGGTACTGGTAGGCTTAGGATTAATGGTACTCCTGTTCACTTTGACTCCTTTATACAGAATATCCTTGTGGGTAATGAACAAGCTAAAAAGAAAAATGAAGATTTTAGTTGGCAAGTAGTTACTTATAAAGCAGTAATGTCAGATGGCACACCTTTATGGCCTTCATGGTTTGGTGAAAAGGAGATGGCGAGGAAGAAGAAATTTTATGCTGATTCTGGTCAGCCTCAGAAATTCTATCAAGAATATATGATGGAAGTTCAGAGTAAAGATGATTCAATATTTACCAGAGAGCATATAAAATATTGGGACGGGAGCTTTTTATATGATGAAGATACAGAAATATCTTATGTTATTACCGAGCAGGGGGATCAAATACCTGTTAACGTTTTCGCAGGGGTTGATCCAGCTACTGATAGCACTAGGCGTGACACTGACTTCAGTGTTATTATTTTTGTCGCAGTTGATGGTAATAATAATGTATATGTTCTTGATTATTTGCGTAAGCGTTCGATTCCTGTTCTTGGAATTCCTGGTGAAAGTAAGAAAGGGATTGTGGATTATATATTTGATTACAACAAAATATATCACCCTTCCTTATATACGATTGAGGATACAACTATGTCCAAACCAGTTTTCCAAGCACTGGTATCAGAAATGCGTAGACGAAACGACTTTAGCGTTAAATATAGCGCAGAAAAACCTGGTACAAGAATGTCGAAACGCGATAGAATTCAAGAAATATTGGCGCAAAGATTTTCAATAGGAAGTGTTCATCTTAAAAAAGATCAACATGAATTAGAACACGAAGTTTTAATTTTTGGTCCAAGAATGGGACATGATGATACTATTGATGCTTTAGCCTATGCATGTAAATACGCTCATCCACCTAAGTCTATGAAACAAGATAAACGTGGTGAGTGGAGAAAACATAAACCTTCAGCAAAAAGCTGGATAATAGCGTAAGGAGAAATTATGCCAAATGTAAAAGGAAAACAATATCCATATACTCCATCAGGAATGTTAGCAGCTAAAAGAGCTCAAAGACAATCTGGAGAATCATTAGGTCAACGAAATATAAATAGACCAATGCAAAGACCAATGCAAAGACCAGTGGGGAGACCTATGGCTAGACCAATGGGGAGACCTATGGCTAGGCCAATGGGAAGACCTATGCAAAGACCTATGGGCAGACCTATGGGACCAAAGCCATTAAGAAAAGTTGGAAGTGGCGGATCAAGAAGAATGGGAACACCTAGTCCTAGTCGAGTAATGGGCGGTAAAAATAAAAGAGGTTATTAATGAAGAAAATGCATATTTGACCATTTAAAGGTACACCTCATCCGGTGGGTGAGAAACATAAAAAGGTAACTAAAGGTGCTACTCATTGGGGTAGTAGTGAATTCATGGTAGCAAATAATACATATAAGGAAGGCAAATAATGGCTAAAAGAGTAGATAAAAATGCACAAAGAATTAGAAGAATTTTTGATTTAGCTGATTGTGAGCAACGAGCTCAATGGGAATATATAAATCAAAAAGGTGTAGATTTTTCAAATGATAATCAAATAACTGATGAAGAGAGGATTGCATTAGAAGAGCAAGGAATGCCAACATTCACCATAAATCGAATACTACCCGTCGTTGAAATGCTCAACTTTTATGCAACCGCAAACAAACCTAGATGGCAAGCCGTAGGAGCAGAAGGTAGCGATGTGGATGTCGCTGCAGTTTTTTCTGATATGGCAGATTATATATGGGATCTATCTAATGGATCCTCTCTTTATGCTAATTGTATAAATGATTGTATTACTAAATCACTAGGGTTTTTAATGGTTAGTGTAGACCCTGATGCTGATAATGGTATGGGAGATGTAGTATTAAAAAATGTAGAACCATTTGATGTATTTGTAGACCCTAAGTCTAGAGATCTATTATTTAGAGATGCAGCTTTTATTATGATTAGAAAGATTTTACCTAAAGAGCATTTAATATCTATATATCCTGATCATAAAACAAAAATTAAAAATGCTAGTGGATTTGGTCAAGATGAAAATAATTACAGTGAAAAATCTATGAGTAATTATAGAAAAGATTTTGGATATAAAGAAATAGATGATGCTGTTACTTTAGATGGTGAAAATGATGAATTAGTAGAATTCTATGAAATGTATGAAAAAATAAAAGTATCTTATGTAAATGTATTTTATAGAAAAGAATTTAGCCCTGAACAATTACAACAAATACAGCAACAAGTTCAAGTGCGTATCCAGGAAATGCAAGCTGAAATGGAAGTAGAATTAATGGAGCAACAAAAAGCTATGACAGCTGCAGTAGAATCTGGAGAAATGTTGCCAGAGAGAATGCAGCTTGAAATGGAAAAAACTCAAAAAATGCAAGAACAACAATTGCAAGTTGCATCTCAACAAATGTTAGCAGAGGCTCAACAACAAGCAGAAGTAATAGAAAATTTAGTTATATCAGAAAAAGAATTTAAATTATTAGAAGATGATCCTAATTTTAAAGAGTCTGTTGTAGATGTTGTTCAATTTTATGGTACTCGAATAAAACAATCTATTATTGTAGGAGATAAGACTATCACTACAAATATATTGCCAGAAGGTATTGATGAATATCCAATTATTCCATTTCATTTTAAATGGACAGGTACTCCATATCCAATGAGTGCTGTATCACCATTAATTGGAAAACAAAGAGAAATTAACAAAGCTCATCAAATACTTGTGCATAATGCATCACTAGGTAGTTCATTGAGATGGATGCATGAAGAAGGAAGTATTGATACTGATCATTGGGAAAGATATTCATCTGCTCCAGGAGCATTATTACCTATTAGACCAGGAGCTCAGCCTCCAACTCCTGTACAACCAGCTCCTCTTAATAGTGCTTTTTTCCAAATAGTACAAGAAGCCAAGGGAGATATGGAATATTTAGCAGGTATATATTCTTCTATGATGGGAGACTCAGGAGGTGCTAGTGAAACTTATAGAGGTATGTTAGCTTTAGATGAATATGGTACAAGAAGAATCAAACAATGGATGCAAAATTCATTAGACGTATCTTTGAAACAATTAGGAGTAATGGTTAAGCAATTTACTCAAGCTGTTTATACTGCTCATAAAGTATTTAGAATTGTACAGCCTAGCGCTATACAAGAACAGAGAGAGATAGAGATTAACATTCCTTTGTATAATGATTTAGGAGAATCTGTTGGAAAAATTAAAGATTATAATAGTGCTAAATTTGATGTAAGAATTATTGCAGGATCTACATTACCTATTAATAGATGGGCATATTTAGCAGAATTAAAAGAATTAATGCAAATGGGCGTTGTTGATGATATAGCAGTATTAGCTGAAACAGATATAAGAAATAAAGAAAATATTGCCAAAAGAAAAAGTATGTATGCTCAAATGCAAGGACAACTTGGACAGCAAGAAGAGCAAATTAAAGATCTCAGTGGTACTATTGAGACACTTGAAAGGCAACTTGTTCAAGCTGGTATTAAAGGTAAAGTTATGCAAGCTGAAATGGAAATCAGTAAAAAGAAAGAAGAAGTTAAGACTGGATTACAAAAAGAATATCTTGATACTGAAGCAAAACAAAAGAATTTACAGTCTGCTTTAGCAAATAAAGTTGAGGCTACAAAAGCTAAAATTGATGCTAATGCAGATAAAATAATAAATAACTTGCAAAATAATGTTAAGAATGATTAATATATATTTTAATATTTCAAAGTTTTTTTTAAAACATAAAAGGAGATAATATGTCAGAAGAAGTAAAAGGTAACTCAGAGCCAACAGATCAGCAATCAGCTGAACAAGCGGTATTTGACTCCTCTCAAGGTTTCTTTGACAATCTGGAAAATTCCGTTAATGGAATGGTTTCAGAGGGGGAAGCAACACAAACTACAGAGGTAACCCAAAGTGAAAGTGGCACCGAACAGGTAACCCACGAAGAATCACAAGTGGCTCCATCAGTAGACTGGGAAAAAAGGTATAAAGATTCGAGCAGAGAGGCGATCAAAGTATCGCAACAGTTGAAAGAATTAGAACCCTTTGTTCCTGTATTGAACGCTATGAAGCGTGATAGTGGACTTGTTGATCATGTTCGTGATTATTTAAAAGGCGGTGGACAACCTAGTAAAAACATAAAAGAAAAACTAGGTTTAGATGAAGATTTTATATTCGACCAACAGGAAGCAATAGAAAATCCAGATTCCGACTCTGCTAAATTGATGAATTCGCATATTGACGGGCTTGTACAATCTAGAGTTAATCAAGTATTAACTAGAGAAAAGCAAAATGCTAGTCAAATGCAGCAAAGATTTATGCAGAAGAAAAAAGAAGCCGACTTTATTAAAAAGCATGGAATGACTGAGGATGAATTTGCACAATTTAAAGATCAAGCCAAATCTAGACGTTTAGAATTAGATGATATACATTATCTAATTAATAAAGATAAGGCTAATACTAATGTTGCAAATAATACTAAGAAAGAAATGCTTGATCAAATGAAAAATGTCAGAAACATACCAACAAGTGCTAGTGATTCAAACAATCAGGGTGATGTTAAAAAATCAGCAGATGATTCCATCTTTGATAGTTTAGCAAGTTCTGATCGTGGTTTAGATAACTTGTTCGGTTAAAAAAATTCTTTATATAGGATTGTTTACCGAGCTTTAATTAAAGTTCTACTTGAAGATACGAAAGTATAGCTGATAGAGAACTAAATGGAAGGAGACAGTCCAATGTCTGATTTATTTCAAGTTGGCGTACGAGGTGGTTCGCAAACTGACTTAACAGTTGCTGATGTTGATGGCGTAGGTCCGGGTGCCGGGTCTAATCTTGATACTGGCGACCTTCGTAGAAAGTATAACTTTGGCGACAGAGTTTCAGAACTTTCTTTAGCGCAAGATCCATTTTTTAGATTCTTAAGTAAAGTTTCTAAAAAACCGACTGATGATCCTGCTTTCAAATGGGCCGAAAAAAGACCTTCATGGAATAAGCGTTATGCTTATGTTATGGGTTATGTTCAAAATGATGGTGCAGATGAATTTGCAGATTCTACTATCGAGGCTTATAATGATGGTGGTACAGGTAGTTCTGTAGCAGTTGGTGATTCATTAAAACTATATATGGCTGGTGATTATCTTTCACAAGGTAACAAACAAAACATACATGGTAATACTACACAAGAGGTAGCGGCAGTAGGTGCATCGGGCACTACACCTCAATTTTTTCTGCCAAATCAATTAATCAAAGTACCTACTATGACAGATGGAGCATCATCTCCAGATTCTTGGGGACAAAGTTATATCCTTGCAAGAATTACATCGGTAGACTCAACTTCTCATGCTTCAAGTGCTAAGGATTCAAAATATCCTACAGTAGTTGAATGTCTAGTTGTTAGAGCCCCATCTTCATCATATGTTGGTTTTGCTGGATTCTATAATAATGGTTTCGGACCATCTGGTGATTCTGCTACAGATGAAAGTGTAGCTGACAAATCAATTGGTGAGAGATTAGAAAAAGCAAGAACATATGTTGTAGGTTCAGCATTTGCTGAAGGTTCTGGTTATCCTGAAACATGGAAAGATCAACCTTACTCTACAAACTATGGTTTAACTCAAATATGGAAAACTTCAATGGCTATGACAAATACTGCCAGAGCAACTACATTGAAATTTGAACCTAATGAGTGGGCTAGAGTTTGGAAAGAAAAGCTAGTTGAACACAAATGGGATATTGAAACATCATTATTATTTGGATCTCAGTACGAAGATTCAACAAATGGTATTCAATACACTCAAGGTGCTGTAGATTATATCACAAATTATGGTAATCAATTTAGTTTAGACGTAAACACTAAGACAGCTGATGATTTCTTAGATGATATGTCTAACTTATTAGATCCTAGATATAATGATAGTCAAGCTACAGTATTCTTTGTTAATACTTCAGTATATAACTGGATGCACAAGCTAGGTGGATACTTTAAAAATAATCTAGAAATATCTGCAAACTATAGAGCTGATTTTGCTATGACTGGCAAGAAAAAAGTTCTTGGTATAGATATTACTACATTCTCAACACCTTATGGTGATATGAATGTTGCTAGAAATATTCACTTAGATGGTACAGGTGTTAAAATGCTTGGTATTGATCTTAAGAACGTAGCTTATAGACCATTAGTTGGTAATGGTTTAAATAGAGACACTTCAGTCTATGTAGGAGTTCAAACTTTAGAGAACTCTGGGGTCGATCGTAGAGTAGACTTAATCTTAACAGAAGCTGGTATGGAATTCAGTATGCCTGAATCTCATGCTATCTGGACATAAGGAGGTATATTATGGCAAATCCTTTATACGGACAAAATAAAGCTGATGGACTTCTTGATGGTGTTAAAAGTAATCAAGCGATTATTGAAAAAACTGTAGTTAAGTCTTCAAAGGCTATTACGATTACTGCTGCGGCTAATTCAGATGGTACTGTTGCTCAACCTGCAGGAACTACTTTGATGAGTGTTATACTTTCTCCTCAAAGTGTAATAACTACTGCTGGTGCTAGTGGTGATGACCTGGATTTTAGTATGGGTACTTCTGCTGGTGGTGCTCAAATCCTTGCTGCTAAAGCAATACTTGATGATGGTGGTGCTGCGGTATCGCTTGCTGCTGGAGCTTCTTATGAAGTTATTTCAGGTGGTGTAGGTCAAGCTGCTAATGCCTTTGCAGGCCTTGGTACAGCAACTTCTGAAGCAAGTCCTGTAGTGGGAGCATTATATAGTGCTGCTGCAAGAGACGTACACTTCAGGTTTACACCTTTAGCTAATGATTTAGCAGCTACTAGTACAGTTGATGTAGTATGCACTTTTGTTAAGATAAACTCTTAAGGAGGTAGATAATGGCTGATGGAAATGGAACTAAGATAGCAGGAAGAGCTAATTTTCAAACTGGAGAATATATCTTCAAAATGGATGATTCTTCTGCATCTACGCATAACCTAGAACCTGGCGATAGTGGAAAAACATATCTTGTTCATTGCACTGTTGCTAGAACTGTTAATCTACCTGCACCAACAGCTGGTGTTAGTTACAGGTTTGTTGTAACTGATTCCACTGCTGCAAGTACTATTAATGCTGAAAGTACTCAGTTGTATGGAGTATTTACAGATGATAATGATTCTACTAATATGGCTGGAAGTACTACTATTACTATTGGTACTAGTGCTGCTTTAGGTGATTGGTTAGAATTGATTAGTGATGGTACTAATTGGTATGTTAAAGGTCAATGTCAGCATGCAAGTGCAGGCTTTACTGTATCTTAGTAACTAAAACATTTGGGGCTGTAGGCTGCGGAGAGCTTCCCCTCCCTGTAGTCTGCAGTTCCCAAATTTAACAATAACGATCTCATTCACGGGATGTCAAACCCTTAGAGAGGAAGGAAATAATTGGCAACATTTAAAGAACAAGTCGAAGCGTTAACGGGGCTGACTGTAACAAGCTCTAGTAATCCTACAGATAATCAATTAACTCAATTTTTAAGAGATGGCGTAGTTAATGTTATTAATCGAATTTCATCTATTAAACCAGAGGAATTAGTAAAATTTACATCAACTACTCACGATGGTAATAATGATGGTATTACTTTAACTGGTAAAATATTATCTATTGTTAGAGAAATGAATAGTACTACAATAGTAAGACCATGTTCAATAATCTCTGCAAATGATCGCTATGAAGCAACTACAGTAGATAGTTTAAAATATAGATCTTCATATAATCCTGGTTATTATATATTAGATAATAAAATACATTCTATACCAGTATCAGCTTCAGGTAATAATGATTTAATAGTTACTCAAGTACATTATGATCAAACAATTGTATCTAGTTCTTCTGAAATTCAAAATTATCCAGCTGAATTTACTTATTTAGTTCCTTTATATGCTTCGTGTCAATCATTATTAACTGCAATGAATTCAAAAGCAAATAGTTTACCTAATGTTAATATGGATATAATTTCTACTCCTGCAATACCTACTTTGCCTGATAACTCGATTATATTTAACGAACAAGCACCAGAATATAAAGGTCCAAGTACTATATTGGATTATGCAGATGCAAACAAATGGATTAATATTGAGGAAGATTCCGAAATGTCTGGGGCAAGATTACAAGTTATTTCTACTCAATTACAAGAATTTTCACAAAATATGCAAAATGAATTAAATAAATTCAATGAAGAAAATAATGCATATCAAGTTAAACTACAGACAGCGATTCAAGATGCTCAATTATCATCACAAGATGACTCATTGACATTGCAACAATATCAAGCTGAATTAGGAGAGTATCAAGCTAAAATTGCAAAGGAAGCTCAAAAAATACAATTAGAATTAACTAATCTGACAACAGATTATCAATGGTTACAAGGGACTTATGCTATGCTACAAAAGCAATATGATGATTCTTTTATATTACTTAGTCCACCAAAACCACAACAAGAACAAAGGAGACAATAAATGGCAAATGAGATAAAAATAAACTTATCTATTACTGCTGAGAAAAATGGAGCCAAATTCACAAGACAGGAATCATTTTTAGATGATATGTCTGGAGACGCCTGGGTGACTGGTGTTCAACAAGTTGGAGCTGCTTCTGAAGCTTTAGTAACACATGCGGACATAGGCACATATGGGTGGGTGTATCTTAAAAACTTAGGAACAGATAAAACTTTATATGTAGATTTTGGTCATGATGATCCTAGTGCTAGTTCAGGTGATGATGCTGCATTTCGATTATATGGTGGCGAAGCATGTATAGTGAAACTTGCTGCTATTACTGAATTAGAAGCTATATCTAGTTCAGGTACTCAAGCTGTTGAATATGCAATAATCGAACTATAGGAGTTATTATGAGTTTAGACAATAAAATGAAAGTCAAGGAAATCATGGAAAGAGTCGGTATTACTGAGACTGGTAGGGCTACTGCGTATATAAAGGATGCTTTAGAAGAGATTAATAGTATATGTGAAACACATCTTAATACACAGCAAATTAATATAGAAACAAATAAACGTTTTTATGATTTACCTTTTGATGCATTACAAATTAAAGAAATAAGATGTAAAAATCATTTAAACAGTAAGGGTGAATATAGATCTATACCAAGATTAATATATAAACCTATAATTAAAGATTCGGATGGTAAATAATGGCTAGCGTAAAAGAATATGCATATTATATGGAAGGTAGTAAAATTGCTTTAGTAGAAAAAGAAGCAGCGTTTGACAATGATGCTAACTCAAGAGATTATGGACCAGGAACAGATAGATTTAGATGGAAATCTCCATTAGCTGATGTTACTGGGGGGCTAGAGTTATTATATACATATTCTCCTATATATAGAATATTTCAAGCCCAAGATTGGGATTTAAATAAATTTGCTGTTAATGGATGGACTGTTATTGATGGCTATTTAGCTTTTGTTAGAAGTGATGGAAATACTACTGAAACAGATTGGAGTAGCACTAGCGTAGTAACTGGAAGTTCTGGAGAATATGCAGGAGCTTCTAGTGCTAGAGATTATATAGTAGTATCAGGAAGTTCAAGATGGAATGGATTGCATAGAGTTAAAAATGCAGGGACAAATGGTATTTTAACAACATATACTCGAACTAAGGGTATATATCCATACTGGGAAAATCAAGGTGTTGACTTTGCTGCTGATGAATCCTTTTATGATAGAGCAGGAGGAGATGCTGTTTTTTACGGATCTTATTTTAACGCAGGTGATTATGTACATATTACTGGTAGTCATGTTAAAAATTGTGGAATTTTTCGAGTATCTAGTGTAGATCCAGAAGAGGCAACTGCTAATAGCAAGGTTTATGTAGACAATAAATACCATATATTAAAAGCTAATTCAACTCTTGCTGAAGAAAATGGCATTGGATCGGAATATGAATTAGCCGCTACATTTATAGCTGAGACTGATCAAACTGATATAGGAATATATAAAATATGCAAAGAGTATTGTACTATTTCTTCCAATATAAGTGTATTAGATGACGAAACTGATGAAATTGATATACCTGAATATTTAAGTAAAGCAGTTATTGATCATGTAAAAGCTCAATATTTAGAAGATGCAGGGCAATTTAAAGAAGCTGAATATTTTATGGTAAAATTTAGAGAGCGTATTGAAAAATATAGAAATAGATTAATGCCTGGACCAAGAATAGTTGCACCAGGATCATATGGAATTAGATAACAATAAACAACGAACCCGTTCATGCACTGCCAGTGCTTAGGGTAGGAGGTAAAAATGGCAAAAACAAAGCTACACAATTATAGTGTACAAGAAAAATTAAACAAGATGGATGTTGATTTAATAACTGTTGTTCCAACATGCGAGGCTAGTGCTATTGATCAACATGATGTTTTATTTGATTTTACAGAAATTCCTAACGCAGTTTCAGTCGAAGGTGGGTCTTCACTATTACAGTCGATTATGGTATTAGACAAAGATCACCAAGGAGGTCAAATAGATTTAGTCTTTTGTAATGCTCCAGCAGCAACTGCTAATCTTGGATCTCTTGATGCTGCAGTTGATTTAACAGATGATGAAGCAGATGCTTTATTAGGATTTGAGGTTATAGGAACA